ATAATTTAGTAGATTGCTTAGTGAGCGAACCAGTACTCTACAGGCCTTTCGCATATCCTGCGGATTGCGGAATGCACCCCAGTTGATTGACCCAAGTGTGCAAAGAGCAATTCGTCCCTCAGGATCTTCAATTCTCTGGAAAGGCTTTGTGGGTAGTAGTATCTCCTGGCATAGATTTGATTGATATATCGGGTCAGTGCTTGTATCAAAGGGACCTTGTTGGATGACATTGTCAATATTGACCAGGTATATTCTACCAGTGTCAGTTCTCTCCTTAAGTATACCATTTTTGAATATCTCATCTGCCGATAATACTTTTTTCTTTTTTGTCTTATCTTGCTCATAGCGTAGGTATAATCTTTCGAATTCCTTTGAGTCCCTATAATATGCTTCGTATAGGTCAGGTACTTCGTGTGGATCAAATAAGGTAATATTTTCTCCATTCTTGAATCTGCGCCAGAACATAGCGTTGACTACCACTGAGTAGTCCATCTGACGCACACGAGTTTCTTCTGTGCCTTGATTATTCTTTAACACAATAAGGTCTTCAAACTGTGCGTGCCAGATAGGAAAGGTAACAGTACATGACGCATTACGGATTCCTCCTTGTGAACATGATCTTAGATCTGAAAACCATTTCTTAAGGAAAGGTACCATTCCTGTGTGCTTGATCTCGCCATTGCGTATAGGAGAACCTAATGGACGAATACGACCAATTTCTAAACCAATACCGGCACGTTTACTGGCATACTTGGCCATCATCTCTCCAGCGGCAAATATTGAATCTAATGTATCATCGCTGCTGATAAGAACACAACTGCTAAACTGTTTGGTTGTGGTGCCAAGACCTGCGAGTACAGGAGTGGCAAGAGTAAAATGTCCGTCGCTGGCACACTCATAGTAGTCTTTGACATATTTTAATCTCTTGTCTCTATGTTCATTGTGAAAGGCAGTGGCCGCTGCCACAGCATAGCGTACCTGCGGTGTTTCGTAGATTTGTCCTGTGGCACGATTTTGCACTAGATATTTTTCGCATAACTGCGCTATGGCAGCATAGGTATAGGCTTCGTCTTTGTTATGGTCAATGAATAGGTCTATGATATTCCACTCTTCCTCAGTGTACCATTCAAGTAGTTCAGAAGTGTACATGCCCATTTTGACATTTCGTTTTACGATGTCTATCAACTTTGGAGGATCATAGCTACCATATACTTCTTTGCGTAACATGCTGACTCTCTGTCTGCCTGCTACGTATTGATAATTTACATTGTTGATTTCTTGATTTTCTGATTCGTCGACTAGGTCGACCATGGCCTTGAGTAGTAGTTCATCAATTGTCTTGGTATGGATTCCGTCGTGTAGTTCAATTTGTGCTTTGATTTCAATCATGCTTGGACTGACATTATCTATTCCTCTACATGCATTTGTTACCTGTCTTTGTATTTTTGAGATATCGAGAGGAACACGCTCCCCATTACGTTTAACAACTGTAATCATTATATTTTCCAATTTATTGTTTTAGAGTGATATTTACCTCGGCCTAGGAATGTACAAGGTATTTTCCAATGAAAATGACTCGGGGATATTTTGTTCTGAAATCACTAATTCAGAACTAAAATTAAGCACACTCTGTTCCACAATAACAAGATTATACAATCTAGAATGGATAGAATCAACCATTGTTCTTATTTCTATAGGTGTTTCGGCAAAACTAGGCATGAGTTTTATAGTATAGGCAATCATCAAGGCTATGGTAAAATCATCATAGACATTATCTGCTATGACTTCCCATGGGCAGGGTAGAGCATTAGGGTTATATCTTTCAATGCGATGGTTATAGGGTATGGTAGGAACTTTTGACCAAAATTGATTTATACTGGCTAGTGGGTCTGGATCCTTTTTGAGAGAATCTCTAAAAGACCGCCACATAGACAGTCTTTGATCCAGTTCTAATTTGTACATTAACTGAAGAATTGATTTATTGTAAAAGTTATGATACTGTTACTCTGAGTATTACCTTGATATTTAACATTAATAGTATTAGTAGAGGTATTTAATTCGCTGAAAAATTCTAGAGTTGGTTGATAACTGTCACCGCTTATAACGTAGTCATCGACTATGAGATCACCTATGCTGTCAAGAGTTGAAAAATTCATAGTACCAAATCTTGAATAGACAGGAGTTTTAAGATTATATTCAATGGTATAAAATGCAGATCTCAAAGGTTGCCCTGCGGTTGGTAGCGGAGAAGCTGGTAAACGCAACATAGTAGAACTAGTGGTGCCGCTGGAAAATCCTGAAAATGATCTTATTTTATTGTCAATGATTCTAGCATTACCTGATACGGCTGGTATAAATGTGCTAGTAGATCCCGGCAGTGTCAATGCCTCAAATCTAGAGAAGTGATCATTCCAACTACTATTGTCTGCTGTGAAAAAGTTGACCACACTGGTCACAGGATTAAAATCACCATTCTGATTATTACCTACATCAACAAAACTGTTGTCAGACAGTGAAACCGCAGTAGTGGCTGTGTAATTTGTGGCTGTTACTAACACTCCTTCTAATTTAATATAATTAAATTTATTGTTTTGTATTTTGGCTCTCTTAGGACCAGTTTGATTTCCTGCTACTAGATTTTCTCCAAATACGATTCCTCTAGTAAGATTATAGAATCTGTTGTTATAGATATTGGTATTTTCTGTGTCATAATTACTGATAACACCGTAGTAGAGATTTTCAAATATACAATCTCTTATGGTCAAATTATTACTGGTAAGAGCTCCTTGCCCTCTTACGCTGATGCCAGCATTACTTGCGCTGGTCCCTGTATTATTAACTAGAATAAATTTAATTTTTTCAATATGGCTGTCAGTTAGGCAATCTGCCATGATCATAGGTGTTGAATTCACAGTGTCAGTACCAAAAAATCTTATAGTCATTCCAGATAAGACATTGTTGGTAGGTATACCATTACTGGTCATACTGTTTAAGGTAACATAACTACCCGGAGTACTTCCATAATCAACAAATTGGAAAACAGGCTCAGCGGTAGAACTATTAATATAAGTAATTATGCTTTTGTCTATACCTGCTCCTATTATTTCAGTATTCGGCGGCACATATATCGTAGCGCTGACCAAGTATTCTCCTGGTGGAATACCTAACCTTAAACGCGAAACTGGTTGATTTCTATCACTATTAAGATATAGATCATTTAGAGCATCTTGTATAACGTTATTGACAAATGTGCCTGTAGATGGTACAATATTCATATCTCTAAGGCTAACAAATTCATCTAGCTTGCCCTGTAGATTTCTAGGTGCGGGAGTAGTAAGAATTACAGGATCTTGATTAGCCTTAAAAGTGTAAGAGGCTGTGGTAAGGTTAGTATTAGCTTGAAATATGTTAGGAAGATCTAATACTGTAAGTATACGAGTGTTTGTGGTGTAACTAGCACCATCAGCAGCCTTGTTACCGATGTAGAGCTCAGGTTCTATGGTGTTAGCCTGTGTGCCTTGAATAGCCCAGCCAAACTCACCAGTTTCTAATTGTGGCATGCCAGTTGATCTGGCATCACCTCTTCTTACCTGTATTCTCGCTATCTCGACAACGGCCATAACTGATCCTCAATGATCAGATATTTATCTGATCCTATAACGAAAACACTTAGGCCATGTTATAGTATTGTTCTATCTTTTTGAGCCATTCTTCCTGCCAATGCTCATATTCGTTTGGCCAAAGGTCAAACTGTTGATAATCAAGGTCTCTAGAGCACATAAAAACATGACCTTCCTTGATATCAGTGCCATAGACTTCATTGTGTGCCATGATGTAGGCTACAATTTGTATTTTGTAGTCATCTACCCATTCTTCTTTCTTTTTGCGATTAGTCTGCTTGTAGTCAACCACACTGGGATTACCTTTATAGACTGCTACAAGATCTGTGGTTCCCGAATACAGTCCAGGAAAATATAGACTCTGTTCCATAGCCCATACTTCGTCTACGTGTTTTAATCCATTTTCTATAATAACGTCGGCCATTTTATTTGCCTGCACATGCACAGGATTATTGCCAGGTTGACGCTGAATGCCTGCAAGAAAACGTTCTAGATTACTGTGCATGGCTGTGCCTATACCTGTGGCTTCTCGAGTGATTTGATTGGCTTTTTCATGGCCAATACGATCTCGCCATTCGTTTAAGGCAGTCATATCTTTGGTCGCGCCTAGTATAGTTGTCACACTGGGCACACGATCACCATCTGGTGTTTGATATACCCTTTTACGAGTTATAGGATCATTTATCTGTATACAACTTTTATACTGAAATTTTTCAATAAAAGGAGGAGGTATTAGGGTATTCATTTATCAATTATAACAGATTTCAGCTGAAAAGCTAGATTTTATTTACTCAAATCTCTTTGATAGTCTGTAGCAGCACTCTTAGCCATTCTATCCACATCTGGATTTCCTGGCTTGGCTACCGGCTGTTCAGGAGTCTTAGGATCCTGTTTTTTAGTTCCTAGTACGATATGATCTGCATTAAAATTAGCTATCAAAGGATGGATGCTAGGATTTTCATCATATATAGTCTTAAACACGTCATAGTTTATTATGCCATGACCAAGTAGATTAGACAAAGCGGGATAGGTCAATTTTTGTGTAGCTCTAGCACTATCCCCTCTACCAACTAGATTTCGTAGGATAGTTTCAAGATCTCCTACGAAAGTATTTTCTAATTCAAATAATCTCATCTGGCCAACTTAGCGATTATACTGTGACTTTCTCTAATCCTGCGCAGTCTTGATTCTCTAAGTTCTCTGCCACTTAGTTCACTACCTCCTGCGGCTGCATCACTGGCTCCAAATTCATCTTCTGGAGGCATATTCATACTGTCAATGTCTGTAGGCATGGCGTCGTCACCGGGCATTGGTTCCTGTCCTGGCATGCCCATTGGTTCCATAGCAGGTGTTTCACCAGCTAATACGCTGACTGCCTGGCTGATAGCTTCACGCTGTGTGGTCAATACTTCTAGAGTGCTGGCCAGTGCAGGTGCTACAGCCTGTTTGAATGCATCGCTTTCGGCCTGTCCAAATTCACTGCGAATCGCATCTGCTAGTTCGATCATGCTCTTGGTCTGATATTGTCCCACACGCTGCATCCATGTGGTATAGTCATTGACCATATCGCTGGCTGCTGTGATAGCCTTGGCCTTGCCTTCTTCGTCCTCGTTGATCATTCTTATCAAGGTTTCATTTACAAGACGAACTCTTGCACGAAACAGACTTTCACGGATCTGTGTCAGTCTAACTTCGACATCCTCTTTCATCTGTTTCTTTTCTTTGCGCTTACGTGCCTTTTCATCTGAGTCGTCAGCAGTATCTTGTCCAGGTAGATCACGTTTGGTATACTTGGTACCTGAACCTGTTTTGGTCGCAGTATGCTTACTGAGTTCCTTGGTCTTACTACCACTACCACTGGGCTTGTCTTTACCGAAGTAGTAGTCATGTGTTTCTTTGTCGCTTTCCTTGACTTTTTTACTGATCACATTTCTACGGTTTTTAAGATAGCTATCAGTTTTATCTTTCTTGCCATCGTTGTTAATGTCATCATCTTCTTTACCAACTGGATCAAGTGCCTCTTCGGTCTTTTTCTTAGGTAAACCTTTGTGCTTGGTTTTTGCGAATTTTTCTAGTTCTTTTGTGCTCATTTTTGCCATTTCCTTTGATGCGCCTTTTAGGCCTGCGCTTGATCCTGAACGCTTTGCCTTCAGTGCTGCTCCAGCTGCCTGCTGTTGAGCTACACTTAGAGCCTTTTCCATTACTCGTGCTTCACCAAGCATTTCTTTAATTCTGGTGTTCAGAACCTGTAATAGAAATTGATCTTTTTGATATGATTCATTTTGTAATAGATCATTGAATCGTGAACTATTTTCAGTTTGACTGATTTTAGTCCTTAGTAGGTTCCTATAATTTTCTAGTTCTTCTCTGGTATATTGATCAAAATCAACCCGTGTTCCAAATTTCTTGAACATAGATTCGTTCAGCATAGTGGCTGTAGGTTCTTCGATAAAATCATTAGTTTTCATAGGTAATTCCCTGAAATTATTTCAAGTATTTAGCGGATTGAACAAGATTATTCAATAGGTCTGTTATCTCTTGTTTAATTATATGAGATCTTAACACAGCATTGTTATATTTGATTTGCAGCAGAGAAATTTTCTGTAACGAACTTTTCTTGTTGTTTTTTTCTATCAGTCGTTTATAATAATCTATGTCAAATAACCGATGTCCATAGCTTTGATCAAGTTCATAAATTTTAGCATCTAATATTCTATTTGCGGCCAGTTTATTGGCCAATAGGATGGCCGACTGAAGTAGATTTATATTTTTACAAATAGTTTCATGTCTTTCTAAAATATCATATAAGCCATATTGATTTTTTACGATTTGATAGTGATTGAACACCAATGTACCATCATGATTTTTAATTGGTACAACAAATCCCTGTTTTTTTAACTTGGCTCTTACCGAATCGGCCAGATTGGCTACCTTATCGAAAATTCTGTCTGTTAGTTCTATCATGCTTTGATTAAAAAGTCGCTTTCTAGATCTGGAATATAGACACCTTTACGAACAAGATTTCTAGCCAACCATACTGAATGTTCATCTAGATGATTTAAATTAACAGATGATCCAAATTGATCAATAAATTCTTTTTCTTCATTGGTTATCATTATTGATAGTCCGTTTACTACTTCATATATAGTCATGCTTGTTTTCCTAATTCTGCAGGATCTACATAGATATTGTAGCCCAAAACTTTTTTAGTATCAAGATGAACTCCTTTACTACCTGGAGCACTTGGCAGTACACGAACATTACCAAGTCTAGGATCTTTTACCATAGTTCCTGGACTGATACTGACTGTACTGAGCTTGTTCTGTGGATCAGTAGTTGTGCCCTGCGTTCCCATAGGAGTTCTAGCGTCTTGGTGTATGCCAGATGCTGTTCGACTGAGCCCGCCTGCATCTAGAGCCTTACTGACAAGGTTACCTGCCAGTCCTAGATTAGGATCCATACCTATGCCACTTTTAAATGCTTTTCCTAGGCTACTGACAAAGCCACTTGGCTTGCCCAAAGTAGGTGCAGCTTCTAGAATTTCATGAATACGCATCAATGTTTACCTAGAATGACTACCATAGTTGACAGCACGCCAGCTATCACTGTGCCTGCTGTGCCTATAAGAACCTTGATAGTGTTGAGCTGTCCTTTTTGAACTACATCAGTAAGTGAGTTAACTTTGTCTTCTATACTGGTAAGACGATTTTCTAGGGCTGCATATCTTTGAGCACATAATTCAACATGAGCTTCTAGATTCTCTTTCTCTATTTCAGTAGGTTGTGACATACCTGTTCCTTAATCCTTAAGCATTTCTACCACAGTGTTCTGATTTTCAGGATCAAGGGTGATAAATGCTGATTTAGAAATATTTATCGTCTCATCTAGATTTTGGATAACAGGCACAAGATTGAGATCATTAACCAAGAGACCTACTCTATTATCATCTAATTTATAGCTATCCGATCTATCAGGACGAAATACAAAGGTCCACACTCGTTGTTTTCCTTTGAATTTAGATCCAAAAGATAAATTTTTCAAATCAACTAGATCATTGGATGGGTCGTTTTCATAGGTTATATTACACCTCAGACCAATACATTGAAGCAGTGTCTGCCAATTTTTTTGTTGATTGCCTTCTTTGTTATCCGAAGAGTTAGTTCTACGTGATCTACTATTGGTAATATCGATAAGCGTTGAGATTTTTATAATTTCCATAATATACCTACTTTAAGGTATTTATAGCCAAAAAAAAGCCCTACTAAAAAGTAGGGCCTTTTAATCTAAAACCTATTAGATAGCTACAACGCTTGATGTAGATATAGCTAGCTTTGTTGATCTTACATGAGCTAGACTTAGGTCGATACTGTCAACTGTACCTAACGCACGAATACGATCTTCTAGATCATCTGCAAATGTTTCACTGTTGGTTCCGTCATAGGTGTCTGTACCATAGCGACCACCTACAGCTTCAACAGCTACTGTCAATTGGGCGTTGGTTCCATGCAATGGACCAACCATTGCGATTGTATTGCGCTCTTCAATAGTTCTTAGTACAGTTTGAATTGTACTGGTAGCAGTGGTCTTAGCGTTTACTGCTGCACCGAAATCAATAGTGAAGAAGTGCAGATTTGGACCATTCACAAAATCAGTTGTTACTGCTGCTGGGTTAACTTTATTAATACCTGCTGGCATTTTATTTCTCCTTAATTCTTAAAACTCAATGAGCTTTTAATAGTTTTATTTATTCCAAATCTAAAAAATCAGTCTTTTAGATCCCCTTCTATAATCCTAATATTTTTGGCCAATTCCTTGTTGTCTCTGATTTTCCTTATAGCTCGCGTAAACTTTGACGGGTCATTGCCTTTAATAGAATTGATAAGTCTACGTTCTAATTCATAGGACTGTTCGGGACTGAAATTTTCTTTGATTAGTTGTAGTAGGTTAATAGCCGATGTTATGACATGTCCTGCTCTGCTTTCTATAACTAATTCTGAATCTTTTTTGCCTGCTACTTCATTCAGTTCTTCTAAAAGACTTTTGGTTTTTTTATGCACAATGGTAATTCCTTTGCAATATTTATTTGGTCTTTTGTTGAATTTAGAATTATTATCCTGTACAATTGTGCAGTGCCACATAAATATCAATGAAGCACAGTTTTTTACTTACATACATATAGAGGATAATACAATGTCAATTTCAACTATGATGCTCGCCATCCTTGAGCGCCTAGCTGAGATGTTTCCTAGGGACGGTTACCAATCACGTCTAGAAAAATATCTCAGTACTAAAAGCATAACTGATGCTGCAACTCTTGACAATTATATCAAAGAGTTTGAATATCAATCCCATAAGGAATAAAAAAAATGTTTTCATATATAGCACTAGTTTTCCATAAAATTTATCTAGCACTAGAGTCAAGCGGTCGTGCCCGCGCTCGTAGATATCTCGTTAATCATAATCCAGGAGCATGGCAATGACTACTTTAAAAATGTTATATTCAGTATGGTGTACTGGCCTACTGGCAGCACAACTTACACGCCTTGGACGTTGGCAAAGTGCTACAAAACTTATGAGCAAATAATATGGAACCTACTTTAATTTTTACATTTAGTGTTTTAACTTTACTATGTGTGATTGTAGCCATAGATGAAATGCTAGAACACAAAAACTCATTAGGCGAAGAGTGGGATTTTACGAGAATAAATTTTAAGCCAGGGTCTATTGACAGAAATAAATAATCATGTATAATAATACACACAGGGAGACAGTTATGTTTAATCAACCTTTACTATTCATTGATAGTGTGCAAAATGCCAAGAGGCAATTCGTAGAAAAATATGTGCGTCATCCAGATGTCAAAGCGGACATGATTATCTATATTGATGCACAGAGTAAATTTTTGCATAGTGCCTTAGAAGCTACAAGCAATATTATTTCAACTTGTGGCAGAGAAATATTACATACAAAAGTAGAAAAATTAGTCAATCCTTTTAGCATTGACTGGTTCAAGGCCAGTTGGGATGCCTGGGCTACACAGAGTCGTGCAGCACAAAAAACCTAACATATACGACATACACATACACGAAAGGAGAAATTATGTCTAACAATCAACGTATTATACCAGAAGTTAAGTTACCTGAAGTAAAATTTAATAAAAATGGTTATGAAATTCGTACAGATATTCTACACATGGCCAAAGATATGGTCCAAGCTGAGTATACCTACAAGTGGCAAGGTTGGGAAATGTCAACCAAGCGTGATGATAAAACCGGACAGATCGTCAACACTGTTGGTATGCCAGAATTCCCTGGACTAGATAAAGTTTTAGAAACTGCACAAAAAATGTATGATTTTGTAAATGCAGCTAACGGACGCAAATAATAACATTTAAGGCTTAGCCTACTTAGAACCCCGACCTAGTTCGGGGTTTTTTTTATTAAACAACGTAAGGTTTAGCTTTGAGGAATTGCGGATACTTTTTGTTAAATTCACGCATGATAACACCCGCCATGGCATTAGCTTCGTTCTCTATAGGACTACCTGTGTCTCCACTGTGTGCGTCTAATTTGTTTTCAGTATCCTGTTTGAAATGAACTAGCTCATGGGCCAGTGTTCGCAGTATGTCATTAGGGTGTCTATTGGTTACAATAAGTTCTATCTGTTTAAGATCATTTATGTATCGGCCAGAAGTAGGCTGCTGGTCTTCTATACTATGGGTTTTTAATTTAATATCGGGAAACTCAGACAGAGATAGTTTTTCAAATACAAAGGGAATAAATTTCTCTATGATTTCTCCAAACGAATCTGCCTGATTTTCTCGTAGTATGTCACGAATCTTCATGACAGTATTTAGTTAGGATTTCCTTGTAAAATGAAAGTCAGCATCGATGAGATTATTAATTCTGGGTAAAACAGAACTTACTACGCTAAACCCTATAGAATCCATGAAGGCAAAAACGTCGGAGCTTAAGGGAGCCCCTATATTGTATTCCTTGAACTGTATTGATAAAAATACATCTCTACAATTTTCTAATACATCTTTTGCACCTTCAAGAATGTCTATTTCACTGCCCTGCACATCCATAACGATCATATCTGGCCTAGGAAATGATCTTCGATCTACCACTTCTTTTAGAGTTGTTGTTTCCATATTCCTAGCATGATCTTCTGAAAATAAAAATTCAGCATTAGGATTAATTGCAGGATTTTCTCTGTAGTAACTGTTACCTGATGATGCAAAACCGTTCTTATAAAATTTCACAGTTTTTTGACTATCACTTAAGACATCTATATGGTAATCTATATTTTGTTCTTGATATAAAAAATCGTGTTCTTGACTGGCATCAAATGCAATGATCTTGCTGTCAGGCCATATGCTTCTTAAAATTTTTGTCCAATGTAGATTACCAGCACCTATATCGTAGATAACTTTGGGATTGATATTGTCATTTTTTTTGAAATCTAATAGATACGAATTATATTCGGCCGGTAGTCCGTCTTGTTCATGTCGTTCTCTTATATGTTTTTTAAGTTCTGTTTCAGGAGGTTTTTTTTCGAAGTGTTGATCTTCTACCCTATATGTATAAGAGCCAATATGGTCACAAAGTATAGAAGTGTCAGCCCAAATCCTATGACCTCGTTTTTGTGCTTCTTGGCAAAACCATGTATCTTCACTAACAGTGCTTCCATGATCCAAGGAGCTCTTATACTCAAACCAAGGATATTGAGTAGATGTAAACACTTCACGTTTTATCAGTACACAACCGAATCCACAGGTGTCTACTTCTACAAGTCCGCGTCCTTTGAGGTCTTCGTAGGGCACATGAAACACTCCACCATATTGATTTTTGCGCATGACTTCCACAGTGTGCGTTCCTGGTATACGCTGTATGTATAGAGCGCTGACCATGTCCTTGTCATGTGCTAGCAGCCTTTGCAGGGTATCAGAAGGAAATGCAATATCACTGTCTACACTGAATAGGTAGTCCCAACCACCAGAGACAACCCAATGACCTATAAGATTGCGGACTTGTTCAACTTGATATCCGTAGAAATATTGAAATGTGGTTTCATAACCATCTGGTATGACTAGATCATAGATTGCCTTAAATGTTTCAACTTCTATGCCAACTCTATTAGGTATGGCTATTAGAATACGTTTTTTGGTTTTTTGCACTTGTACTATTTCTGTCATTTTTACTTCTGCCTTTTTAGGTATATGTACTATATTATCTTGAGTTTGATTGAGAATCTGATCAGCAGTGATATTTTGTTCTACACCGTTTACCTTGTAATCATTTAATGGATTTCTGTCGTTGTATGAACAGGTTAAATCTGAATTTACTGCTACTCTGCTTGGATCACAATTTTCAAGAGGTAGATAAAAAGTAGAATTATCTCCGCCTGCTTTGAACCAATTTCCTGCATGATCTTTGAATTTAGATTCAGGAATGTCTTTGATTAACTTGGCCTTCATGGTTCTAAGATGCGTATAGGGCATGCGCCAATTAAACATGTATTGTCTATAGGATTTGGAATTTTTTACATCTGGTGGATAAGGTTGACTGATCAAAGGAATACTATCCACTTCACTCCAACAACTACCGTAGATAAAATCGCTGTGTTTATGTAGTTCATTGTAGTAGGTAAAAATATCATATTGCGCCATCAGGCAATCATCACCGTCCAATAAAACCACAATGTCATTGTCCTTGAGATTCAAGGATTTAATTGTGGTAATTTGATTGGCAACTGCACTGCCATTCCTAGTCGTATTTTTTATGAGATGAAATTTAGATTTTATATCTTCAGGAAGTTGATCTATATAGTTTTTAGCAGCATCATATGATCCGTCATCAGATGCATCATCTATAAGATAGTGCGCATAATTATCATAATCCTGTGCTGCCACGCTGGCTATACATCTACCTATATAGTCTTTGCAGTTCCAAAATGGAGATATGATCACAAACTTACTCTCATCAGAAATACGGGGAGCTCTAGTTAATTCTAATCCCTGTGTTCTTCTATCGAAAATCTTGTTATAGATGCTGGTAAAATAACTGTTAAGTTGGTACTCGTATCTAGTTAAATGAAGCCCTAGATTATGATATATCCTATGCTTCCATTGCAGTGCTGTGACATCCCACCCTGCTAGGTGTTTAATATGTTCAAGAGCATCTTGTCTACGTCTAAGTTCTTTTGGATTACTAGCTGCTTCTACTACAAGATCTACAAATTTATTGATCTGCTGTTCAAAGTTAATATTAGGAAATAGATAATTTGGTGAAATCGCATAATCTATCATCCAACTTTGATTAGTAGCAGTTTCTTCTAGAGCGCCAAATCTGCAGGTGATTAGAGGAGTATTAGCATAGAGACTTTCTAGTGTGCTGATACCATATGTCTCGGGCATTTGCGCAGGATATATGAAAAAACTGGATTCAGCGCAGACATCGGCTACAGCCTTTTGTGTAATTACTCCTAGAAATTCAATTGAAGGGTCGTCGCGGCTGGTACCTACAATAGCGTTGAAACGTCCTTCTTGATCATGAACTTCTCCAAACGCACTGCCAAGTTTATAAAACCCGCCAATGACCTTGAGTTTAGCTTCCGGTAGTCTAGCTTTTACTCTGGGCCATACATGATGTAGTAGGGGTTCTAACCCCTTGCTCATATTGGCATTAAAAACAAATTGATGGGGATTCTTTTTGTCTAGATCTACTTTGTCAAAATATTTTGTTATACCATTTCTAGTGATCCACATATGTGGTCTAAGCACTTCGTAATTTCTAAGATTACCATGATCACAGTTCATCACATACTGTGTATGAAAATCGCTGAGACACCAAATCTCATGAATTGATCCGTTTACTACAAGATGTTCTAGATGTTCATCTCCCCAGCTGAATGTGTCATGCATCCAAAATACTTTTAGTTTGGCCTGATCACGTATTCGTTTGAATGTCTTGTAGTTAAAATCTCTCACTGTGGACATGGCTATGTTATAGTCCTTTTCAGTGATAAAAGGCATGATAGTGCGTGAACCTATCATTACGTCTACCTGATAGTCATCCTGTGACAGTTCAGCTATAGGTCTATAACTAACACCGTCATAGACTCCCGGACGAGCGTCATCTTCATTACAGGCATTGAAAACAGTGACCTTGAAACCTATTTTGACAAGTTCTTTGGCCACAAGTATTATAGCGCTTTCACTGCCGCCTAGACCTCTATGATTTAGTGTGTCACCATCATAGGCCATGCCCTGTATGTCAATGAATGCTATGTGTAGATTGAAGTTCGAAAGGCTAGGTTTGGTAGTTATATTGTGTACAATTATCTCATCAGGATTGATTGTGCGACGGCCGAATACCTTATGCACTCTATAGTTAATCCAACTCACTTTGGCCAATTCGTTTTCAGTTAGTTGATGTCCTAGTTTAAAATAGAAATGCTGTTTCCATTGCAGCGCCACAGTGTCCCAGGTACTGACATCTTTGGCAGCATTACAGGCATATTTTTTCTGTTGATGTAGATAAGGATTATGATAGACTTCTAGAACCTTATTGGTGAAAATTTTACACTGCTTAATGGTATCAATCTTATTAAACAGAGTATTAGGTTCTACTGCATAGTCAATCATGTAACTGGCCATTTCTGTGGCAGTTTCTTCCATGGCACCGAACCTGGTGCCAATAACTGGTGTATTGTAGTTGATAGATTCTAGCGTACTAATACCGCTGGTTTCAGGAAAAGCACCTGGATATATGGTAAAATTAGCCTTGGCCAATATTTCTGCTATCTGCGGTTGTGGAATAATACCAGTAAACTCTACAGAAGGATCATCCTTGTATTGTTCTTGAAATCTCAGCAGTGTCTTTCCCTGTTCATTGATAGGTTCGTTAGGGAACTGATAGTATCCACCTATGATTTTCAAACGAGCTTGTGGTAGTTCTTGCTTGATCCTTGGCCAAATACGTTCTAGTAGAGGAACCATGCCTTTGGTCACACTGGCATTATAGACAAAAAGATTAGGATCTTTTTCTTTGACATCAACCCAATCAATCCATCTATTAATGGCATTTCTAGTTAAAAATGTTTTATTTTTAAGAACTTCGAAGTTACGTCTCGGACCGTGTGAACTATTGAGCGTGTAAGAAAGATGCCAGTCACTGAGCACGAACAATTCGTCTATGTACTTTTCTACGACCAATTGTTCTAGTATATGATCTCCCCAACAAAAGGAATCTTGTAGCCACAAAATTTTAAGCACATGAGGTTTTTGAATTTGTGCAAATGTGTGGACATCGTGGTCTCTAGGGGGAGGTTGTTTAACTTGATCGTATAAGTGAGGAGGCGTAAAAGGCACTACTGTTCTTTGACTAATGGCAATGTCAAAATTGTAATCTTTCTCTAGTAAACGTGAAATAAGACAGTATTCTACTCCATCATAGATACCTTCACTGGCTCCTTCTTTGTTGTTATCACCGAAAACAGTGACATCAAAGCCAATTTTAGCCAGCTCTCGTGCTATACTTATAATACTGCTTTCACTACCGCCTATGCCTTTTTTAGTAAGAGTCGTACCATCATATGGTAACCCTATCACATCAACAATTGCAATTTTGAGTTTTTTCATAGTATCCTTACTTATCTACGCATATTATAACGTAGACAAAATTAGAATACAAGAGTCAAGCGTAGAAAAATATGAACCAGGCCATGATCCAAAATAGGCCGAGAGCTAGGTATGGATTAACAAGTAAGGCCAAAGCTATAAAAAACACCAGCCATGTAAAATGATATAAATGAAAAAACCAAGGTATGTTAATTACACCAAGAAGTTTTTGCTTCACCGAAATATTCACGGGCATATCCATTTTTAATTAATTCAGCACGAAGGCTGACTCCATTTAAGATCAGGTCACCTAGAACACGGCCACCAAACTTATCCCATCCATAGAGAACGACCTGATGACGTTGTGTTGATGCCACAGCGTTCTTGGTAAAGGCTGTGGCTGCTTCACCTCTCTGTGCTTCACTGGGGCATTGAGCACGATGTCCTTTTTCTGGTGTGTCGACCCCAAAGACTCGGACAGCCAATTCAGGTTTTAATGGTGCTGGTAGAAAGGGTGCGGCAATGACCACAGTATCTCCATCATTGACTCTGACGATCTTTGCATCATAGGTCACACCTTGTGGTGTTTTTTGTGCCCAGACTATAGCCGGTGCTAATATTAATGCTAATAATAATTTTTTCATTATGTAATTTCTTCCCAATTAATATGTGCCCATCCTTTTAGACCATTGCCGCCGTGCTTCATTGCTAATACGAACTCGTACCGAGTCGCAGGAGAAGTCATGGTATTTCTAGTCAATTGATAAAGGAATGGAAAATCTTTGACCTGAGGCGCTGAAGAAGCTTGATTTGAACTTACGATCAGTCCTGTTAAAACTGTGGTTCCTGAGTTTACAAAGCTAGATGCAGTGAGATTATATTCTACAGAACTATCATCCCCAGCACTTATCCATGTACCACCTGTGGTGATAGCCTTAACAAGAACTTCATATCTAAATACATTGGCATCATTTACACTGTAGCTAAAATCTTTCGGAAGAACAATTGCTCCTTCACGTCCAGATTTTAACCTTATAGTGACTAATGGATATAGAACACGAGTGTTATTGCCCGTCATTATATAACCATCAATCTCTGTGCCTACGCTTCTAGGACGACCATTTAGTTCATACCCACCTTCTGATATTACAGTTGAACATATTGTGCGCAAAAGACTTGTTGATGTAGTTGTGGCTGTATTTTCAATTTCTGCCCTTATAGGCAGACAGGCCGTGGTCATATAGGTAGTGGTATTACCTATAACATTACTGTGATAAAACCTATGACAAGGTATAAATTGGCTGTTGATAACAAAGCCAAGTTCCACACTGCCAACTCCTAGCCACTCTATGTTAATATATAAGATCTGTGCTAAACTTAAATCCAATATAATTTTATCTGCGCCTGTTCCATCTAACTTGGTAATATTCCAACTGGACCTAGACGCTCTTTCCTCTCTTAGTGATCCCTGTGAACTTGATCTTACCACAAATGAAATATCATCATCTTTTTGTTCAAGGTATACACCGTTTGCAACGTCAAAATATCCTATACGTTGTCTTAGTCCCGGTTTGGCAGGTCCCATACAAAATGTTCTAAGTATCAACAAACTCTTACCTGGCTGGTAGGCAAATACACGATCACTTTCTCTGTATACTGCACTACCTGACCCTGTGCCTATGCTTGATACAATGGTCCCTCCACTGCTGTCAAAGGTTGATGTACTTGCTGTGCCTGTGGTATAGATATTGATCTTATTATTATCTTGATACCTATTGAAACTGTCATATAGTGTGAATGGTTGACTTATTCTAAAACGTCCGAATGCATCGCTGGCTGTGGGACCTAGGGTGGTCCTGAGAATTGGTTGACCAAGCACATTATACTGCATGGCCTTATGAAGGTTAAGAAGATTACCTTCTTGAGGATGTTGGTAATTAGTGGAATTTAGATAACGATCTACACTCACTGTCAGTCACAGTCTATGATGGTAACAAAAGAAGCCGCTGATCCACTGATAGCTGCTACATATTGTCCAGGCACAAAATTAAAATCTAATACCGAAAATGCTGGTATCACAGCACTGGCTGTAGTGGCCACCACAGTGCTAGTTCCAAATGCCACATGATGATGATAAGCGCCTGTGGTTATGGTTATTCTTCGACTGGTCAGTTGTGTGCTTCTAGCATTGACTCCGCTGGTCCCAAGATTTTGAAATCTGGCTGTACCATTTACATCATATAAGGTGAGATATCTACTCATAATTTATTTCCTAATTTTTAGCCTGAAAGTTAGGATACATACTAACAGAATCAGATCTAATATCAGCTGGATTTTTAGGACCGTTCAGTCCCCCACCGGCTGCTGTGGTAACACTGGCCAGGTCCTGCACCCTAGGCTGGGGTGAGTTATCATAGGCAACTGCAATAACATCAGGCTCTGTAATATCACAGGATTCTGGATGTTCTAGCTTGTCTATAAGATCAAGTATGTCTCTTATGATTTCACTGGCTCTCATAGTGATATTTATACACAGACCTATTGATACTGATCAGTATATAAGAGCACATCAGAACTAGTAAACATATGGCTCACATAGTTTTGTGAATTTTGAACATATTGATTTATAACACCGCCTATGAATTTAGGTACAGCTCCAGTATAGCGCAAGACAAAATAGCCACTACCGCCATTTCCGCTTGGAGGTGAGGAAGGCCATCCTCCTCCAGCGCCTCCACCACCTGTGCCTGCCTGTCCATTCTGCGTAGCGAATGGTGATACTGCGTAACCACCACCACCTGCTGTCTGTGCTGGATTAGCCGCTGTGCTAAAGGGATAACCTGAGCCACCACCTCCAAATGTTCTTGAAGTAGTGTCCTGCCATGTGTTGACACGACCTATTCCGCCATCACCAGCTTTTGTCGGCGATCCTGGTGCGGAAATTCCCGCACCTCCCGCACCTCCCGCACCTCCGCCACCGCCGGGGCTAAGAGAACTACTACCAGGATTAGCTGTGCCTTGACCACCGGCATTCCCATAGGCAGTCATGGAAAGCAGACTGGTTTGAACTGATGCGCCGCCTGGCTGGACATTTGGTCTCTGGGAACCTCCACCTGAGCCCGAACCACCGCTTCTTCCTGAATTCGTAACAGGACTATTTGACCAACTTACTCCACCACCGCCTCCTATGGCTGTATATCCAAGGAATTCAGTGTTACCTCCTTCCCCTCCTGCTGCACCGGGCTGCCCAGTGGCGGGGAGCTGATTCATCAGGCCACCGCGTCCACCTGCTCCTATGATGATAGGAATTGCTCTAGGAACCACAGGAACATCCATAGTACCTTCCAAAACTCCACCACCGCCTCCGCCGCTCCCAATTTGGACTCCGCCTCCGCCTCCGCCTCCGCCTACCATGAAAACTTCTACACTGATAGTGGCTGTTATATAGATTGGCAGTATATAGGCCTGTTGTGCTGTGCCTCTATCTGTGGTTACGTTTACACTAAAACTATAATTGGTATTTGAAGCCACTACATCAACTACACCAGATATAACAGCAGTGGCCGTATTAAATGAAAGTCCTGTAGGCAATGAGCCCACAAGAGCGTAGCTTGTGGCCGTAAATTGTGCTAGGTTGATAGAGGCAGTTTCTCCTACTATGTATCCTGATAGAGTAATAGGATTAGCTAGTGTGCTAATATATTCGCTGGCATTTAGAACTCTTATGACCGATGATCCTGTTGCAACAACCACCGCGGGTATGCTAATTGGCCCAGACCTACTTGTAGATGTGGTATAGGTAGAAGAATTATCGCCTATGACTCCAAATCTTATAGAAGAACCTATGGCTTTTAGTATAACATCTCTCTGTTCAAAACTACTGTAATCATCAAAAATGCTGTAGTCTCGTCCTGTGCGTTTACTGTTTCTAAATGTCAGCAGCACACATTGATCTGTTACAGCTTTTACGTATTCAACATTGCTGACTACTGTGGCTGTTTGAACAGCTTCTACAGGTTGACTTGGAGGATAGGGGTATGTTGGTAAATTATAAAGAGCCACGCCCTTACAGATTCTTAGACCATGCAGATATATCCTTTGAAAATAGGCTGCTCCCTGCAGGTTGTAATTGACTAAAAATGGATAGGTATGCTCGTGTATATCCACTACAAAATCTCTAGAGGCTATCAAACTGCCGTTTCTGTACCATTGCAGCACATGATCTTTTCTTTGAACCACATAGTGTTCCCAAGCGTTGGTAGTTGGTGCAACACCTGAGTCAAGGTCATAATAAGTAGAACGTCCAACTCTAAACAGCAGTCCAGTAGTTCCTTTCTGTATACTCCAACCCCAAGAAGTGTCGTCTAAGCCTCTTTGACTGAATAACCCTGCATTTGCGCTTTGGGATGCCCAGGCCACTTCAGATCTCAACCAAAATTCTATGGTAAAATCAAGAGTTCTAAAATTAAAATCATTGTGATTTCTACTTTCAAATATACGTGTGCCTGCACTCAGAGGTATGTAAATGCTGGCCACATTTGTTGTAGTGAGACCAAAAGGATTACTTGGATTTGATTCAAATACCAAGGCGGAATTGGTTCTATATTCTCTAAATAATTTTTTATCATCTACGGCCAAACTAATACTGAAAGAGCTAGTGGTACCTGTATATTCTAGATTAGGAATACTGGGCACTAGACTTACTTCACCTACTCTCTCAGTATAGGGATTATAGAGATGAACCTCGGCATAGCCATTGCCTATATAGTCACTGTCACCAGTTTGTGTTCTAGCTGCGAATCCCTTGGTGGTAATCCAAACTCTACCAGTTGAATCCAACGCATAGCTTCTAGCGTCTATGCTGGTCACGTTGGTCGCTGTCCATCCTTGTAAAGCATTAAATCTAAATGTGCTTACTCTACCCAATTGTGTGATCAATAGGGTGTCACCTGCAGAATTCAATGGACAAAATCCTGTAGGTACATCATCACACCAATTAAACACGTATTCACTGTGCCATGTTAATTGGTTATCATTATTGCCTGCTCCTATACTGTAGGTAGGCACTGTTCTACTGGCAGCTACATACCATCTAGAACTCAGACCATATTCACTGGTTGAATTTCCCATAAATCCTGTGTCTATGGCCTTGTCTACAATCATAACAGAAATATAATCTATGCCGTTGTGATTAAAAACATGTCCTTTCCTAAAGAAGGGCATTTGGTTATTAAAGGTAGCCACGCTGGCTGGATGCGGTGGATGCTGATGTGATTTAGCAGTGACCAATATAGTAGTAGCTGTATTCACAAAGGTCCTAGCTGTAATACTTTGATCTACTGCCGTTGAACTGGTACAGGCCAGCAGTGTGGTAAATGTGCCTGTTGAAATAGCCTGTACATTGGTGCTGGCTGTTTGTGTAGTAGTTAAGGGAGTAGCAGGAACTGTAAAATTACCTATATATACCGCGGTACCTAAAACCACTCTAAGGTTACTGATTCTACCTTTGAACCATGAAGAACCGTTTGACCTTGCCCCTATAAAAATACTGTTGCCTGTGGTTTTAGCCTGTGGGTGAAAAGCTCCGCCCAGACTTCTTCCATTTACAAAAAAAGTAAGATTTTGATTCCTGCGTGCCACAGCCACATGATACCAGGGTCCAGGCACAATGCCGTGATTGAGTTGACTGGTAAAACCATATGATTCGTAATTAAGAATAAGTTTATTTCTTGATACTTGGAAACTCACACCGTTGTCCACATTACCGTCGTTGGAACCTATTATTGTATACCAATTGGTTTCATTGGTTGAATCATTTTCAGCTATGCCTGCTGTGGTACTATAGGGAATTGGAAAGTCTATTTGTATAAATGCTTCTATGGTAAAATCTGTCTGAGTACCGTAATTAATCACTGTTGTGGTATTGACACCTAGAACACTGCCAGTCACACTTGATGTACCTGCACTGAATAAGTAATTGTTTTTGTAGGGATAGGCAGTCTCGTTGACAGTACAGGTATTCCAGTACATAGTAGCATTCTTTCTATCTACAACTACTCTACTGAAATGAGTAGCAGTGGTGGTATCATTTCTCAAAACATAGTGTACCACACGATTAGGATCCGAACTTTTTTTATTGTTACTGGGGAACAACGCACCGCCGCCTGCTGAACTTTGAATCGTGGCCATGCTCAATATTAATTCAGGACCTATGGCCTCTGAATTAGGATGATAATAATAACTTAAACTGTTATTACTTGGAAAGTGTTCTATAAAAATGTGTCCGCCAGCTTCAGTGTCACAGACATAAAAAGCCAATCCACTGGTAACGGTTCTTCTACGTTGTGGTATATATGTTGTAGAAATCCCACCGGAATCGAAATTAGATTTTCCAGCATAGGTCGTGCTTAATTCGTGTTCTACGGTAAGATAATCGCCTGCCTCAGTGCGCTGTTTGGTAATTACTCCAGATATAGCATAGACATTAGATTTATTAAATCCTGTTGGAGTAGGAGAGACAAGATCTTTTGTAGCATATGACTGTATGGTCCTATCTGAGGCTGTGTTTTGCCAACCTGGAAACAACAAATAACTTCTATCTAGATCTGCATCGTAAAATCCATTAAGTATATTTTTATCATAGTCTAAACTGGTCAACCATGAATCTACATAGCCTGGTTGTGCGAATATTCCATAGTCAGTTCCTGCTGTAAGACTGTTGGCGAAACAGCTACCTCTTTTTCCCTGCGTTATAGGATAGCCACCCGTGTCGTACAATTGATAGGAGGCGGTATTTTGAATACCCACATCATGAGATCTTAGATTAGCAGTGGCAGTATTGGCAAATACATTACCTTGAAAACTAAATCGTTCTCTGTATGGTTGTAGGGTATCAAGATCATAGGCCACATTGTTTATAAAAATTCTACGTTTACTAGGATCCGGATCTTCAACCGGATATGGAAATTGAAAGGGGTTTTTAATTACTGTGAATAATGACATTCTAACTCCAATAAGGACCTTGTACCTGTATATACACAGTGTTTTGACCAGCGGACCCACCTCCATAGTTTCCGCTGTCAGTTATGTAGATTGTCAAGATCTCGGCATTGGCAATGATGCTTTGAGGCTGGTCATATAGACCTAGATAGCTAAGACCCTTGCCAGGTATAGCAGCTACAGGAAAACTTAAAGAACTTAACTCCGATCCTACGGTCAGTGTAAAAGGTTGACAGATATCTGTGTTGATTTGTTCGCCAATTAGGCTGAAATTGTTTATCGTCAGCGCATTGGCCAAAAAATCTGTGCCTGTACTGGGTAAAATTTGAAATTGTTTTTGATCACTGATAGCAGAATTGGCAGATATTTGATCCTCTGGCGTAATACCTACTATTTCAAAACTGAATGATAAATCAGGCATCTAGGCTAGATTGGCAGTCACAGTGGGTCTGCCTGCTCCTGTCAATGTTATATTTGTTGCAGTGGTACTGGCGGTATTAGAAACCACAACCTGTGAAGTGGTTCCATCAGGAAATGTGAGCCCTGAGCCCGAAATACTTATTCTAACATTTTTAGAAAGACGTTCTCCTGTATAGTCATATACATCTAGGTATAATGTAGACGTGCTAATTGTACCTGTATAAATTAGCGCAGTTTGTGCAGCAGATATCTTAATTTGTATTGGATTAGTCCATTTATAGATGTGATATTGTCCCCAACCTCGTAGAAAACTGGCATATCGCTGCATCCCCGCATCATTTGTTACAAGTCTATGCGAGCCTGACAATGCAGCATTGTACCCAACTGTCCATAATCTGCCGGTACTATCTAAACCATAGGTTTGTGTATATTGGTTTATCCTATCATGAGCTACCCAGCCAGTGACCACATTGAAACTCATAGTTTGTTGAGCTCCTTCTGCCAAAGCTACAAAGATTTGATTTCCGTTAGGAGAAAGAGGCATCCAACTTTCAGGCAGCTGACTCCATTCTCCCCAAAAGTATGTACTGTGAAATACCATTCTATCACCGATTAATTCGAAAGTTATCCATACATTTTGCCAAGGCCCATGATAGTGTAGGCCTGCACTTTGATACATATTTCTAAATATAAAATCGTTGTTACGGTTAAAAAGATCAAGTCCTTGAAAGGTTAGTGTTATAAAATTCCGTTGTGAAACGTTGAACACATGAGGCCTATAGAGATGTTGTCTTGTGGTGCCTCTGGTTGGTTCTGCAGTATTCCATTGAGCTGTGGTGCTCGCGTTGAAATCCATCAGTCTAATAAAATCTGTAGAATCTCCAGGAAATTCAGGATATATCCTATCTCTGGTAATGGTCACATTAATAGGGTCATAGGTGAACCTATAGAAATATAGTCTCTTATTTGCAGCTATATTTCTAGGGTATGTAGCATCATTTCCGTGACCTGTATGGCTTTCAAATGCTGCTTGCCAAAACTGTTTCTTTGTATCAGATACGTGTAGGAAATTGCTGGGCCATTGAATAAATTGACCCACATAATTATTATCTGTTATATGAGAATACACAGTTCTATATGTGGTATTAGATCCTTCAAAAAATTCATAGAAAGTCAGTCTATTACGTTGCGGATCTAGATGCGTCCATATCACGCCGCCATCACCTGTTCTGCCCAGAGTGATTCCATATCCTTCTCCTGGATCTAGTAATTCTGTATAAGAAGCATTGTCTCCTACGCCTACCCCGATTTGTAGTTTACCAAAAGTTCTTTTACGTCCAAAAAGCCTAGAGGCAAATACAACATTGTCAACTTGCGGGTCTTCATAGTAAAGGTGGAAGGCTCCGTTATAACTTCCTGGACTTGTCGCACTATTGTTCATATTTGCAGCGGCGGCGCCCGTAAGATCGTAATAGAACCATTTATAGGCTGTGCCCGCGTATGGGGTACCCGCATCAAAACCTGTTAAATCGCTTATATAAATTAGACCACTCCTGAGTTTTATGCTAAATTTAGGTAAAAAGTTCCACGGATCTAAAGTGCTTATATAAGGATCTTGATTGCCATGAAGCCAGAATCCTTCTGCCAAAACAGAGCCTGATGCATTCCATCTTAATAATCCACTCAACCATAATCTTTGGTAGCCCATGTTTGCCGTCTGAGGATAAGCGGTACCGGCAGTGTTGCTTGTTACACGCTCTGCTGTGGTCTGACCTATAAAATATTCTCCTGCTATAGGTTTAAGAGTGCTGATATCGTGTGCATAGCCATTCATGAAAATTCTATTTTTTGTTGTATCAGGATCTTCTATTACCCAATATAAAGCACGACCATCTAATACCTTATAGACCTCGTTAAATTTATATTGGCTGCTTACAGGACTAGTTGATGAAAACTGGCTCATTATTTTTCCTAAATGGCTGTGGTAACAGTGATATTTGTTGCACCAGAACCGATGATATTTACACCCACATTGGTTTCTCCCACTGTACTGGTTACCACAGTAATAAATTTAAGATTATTAGAAAAATTCATGCTGTTGCCTATGATGGTTAAGGTTATGGTAGATGCCAGTCTTTGTCCTTGACTGTCATAGGCACTGACTAACAGCGTGGTGGCTATAGTTGAACCTGAGTAAAGATATTTGTTATTGGTTCCGGAAACTGGTGTACTTAAGGACAACGTGACCCTTGATGGTACATCGTCTCGTATGAGGTGAATTTCAGATTCTCCAACTGTGGTATTCCTTACGGTTATCCACAGTCTTCCAAGACTGTCTACACCATATCCTCTAGCTCTAATTGCAGTGGTCAGACCTGGTTGCCAACCTAATGTTATAGTACCAGTCCCTAAAGTAGGTGTGGTAGGAACAAAGTCTGCTTGAAATCTCAATGAAGTTAACGTAGGAGCATCGATGACCTTCCAGCATCCATTAATAGGCTGAGATGTAGCGGTTGTTCCTGTAACTGTGATATTAGCACCTGCTGATAATCCGTGATCCGCTGCAAAATTCAGTGTTACTATAGGGGAGGTAGGTGATGTATCAACTGCATAACTGGCAAACTGCTGTGTGCTGGTATTAAAAGTGTGAATTATTACACCGTTTGACGAAAAGGTAGCTATTTTATTCCCTGCCTGTGTCATAGGGCACCACCCTTGTGGAAAATCAGAAGGATAATTTGTGAAGTAGAATCCACTATGAAAAGTCCAAATATTGTCATTGGTATCTTCTGTGGTTCTAAAGGTTATCCATTGACGTCTACGTTGCGTATTGTATCTAGCCGTAGTTGTAAATTTTTGTTGATTGGTCATGGTGATATAGACAAAACCACCCTGTACCCACTGGTGCGGTTTAGACCAAAATGAATTCATTCCATAGGCATTATGACCGGTAGAGACCGGTGCTTGAAAGAACCCTGTTGCACTATAAAAAGTTGTAGTTGAATAATTTAGAGGCAAACTAAGCGAACATGTGCTGGTAGTAAAGGTTCCATTAGCTTGATCCCATACAATTCTAGAAGGTTGGTATGTGTTGTCACTACCCATATGAGAACTAAAAATAACATAACGATTAGCAGTATGCCTGCGTAGATTACTAGGCAACCAAGGAGCTGTGTTGGTTAATGGAGAACCTGGCCCTATGTTACCTATCATTGTGGTTTCTACACCTGCACCCTTGGCATGACTGTATCTAAGTATGTCATAGAGATAATTGGCTGTTGTGCCGTTAGCCTGCATGCGTAGATAGTACACATACTGTGTATCAGTTCCCATAAAAAAACTATGTCCCACAGTGTTTAGAACCTTAGGTTGAGGCACTGAAATAGCAGGTGTTGTACTAATACCATTCAAATTAAAATAGGCACTCATATGCTGGGGATTTGATCCACTTGACACAGAACTAAGGCTATCTCGAGTTCTTACACCCCAACTACGATATTCTGTTGCTGTAAAATTTAGATTCCCTACGGCTGTTCCAGTAGGCACTGGACCACCTATATAGGTGAAGCTGTTAGCTGAAGGTTGATCCCACACGCTCCATTTTCCGTTTGGTGCTCCGGATCCGGTTACCTGCGCATTTGTCACAGTAACAAATGTACCTGAACTTAGACCATGAGCTGTAAGATTTACTGTTACCACTGTGTTTTGATTAGCCCCTGGATTTGTATAAGACCAAGTACCAGATTCATTATAATATTCTGTCTGTTCCCAACAATGGATATGATTGTTAAGTGTTGCATCATTTGTATGCCAACCTCCTAGATTACTCCAAGCTAGATCTATTCCTATCCACCAGTAGGCCCCTATATTTCCTCCACTGGTATTTCCCATTGTATTGAATAACACACGTTTTGTACCTGGGCTATACCATCCTCTACTAGCAGGATAGTTCCATATATCTAATGACATATTCCAAATATCATAGCCCGCAAAATGAAAAAATGCTGTTGCTTCTGCACTAGAATATGCATTTCCAGTGATACAAGGACCTCTAGTTAGATTTACTGGTAGAGCATTGGTATTATCAGCTGAATTAGCTAGGTTAGCCGCTGCACCAGAATCTCGCTGTGTCCACCACCAATTTTCTGTCGGAGTGGGAGACCCTGTGATAAAATTATAAGCGTAGTGATCTAAGAATATACGATTTTTAGATGGATCTGGATCTTCCCATATTCCGTCTTGCCTTTGTGTTGTTCTAGAAGTCCATATTCTTGCCATTAATCATACCCTTGTTTGAATATTTATTCGATCAAATAATGTAGGAAACTGAGATATTAGATCTACCAGATCCTATTAATAATACTGTGGCAGTGGTATCTGCTGAAGCATTGGTCTGCAGAGCTAGGCTACGACTACCACCAGAAAAGGTCATACTAGAGCCTTCTATAGTCAATGACAAATTCACGCTCATTCTCTGTCCATACAGATCAAATGCATTGACTTTTACCGTACTTTGTTGTGTAAGCCCATTAAATCTAAAGGTGTTGAGAGCGCCTGTGATAGAATCTACAAGGTCAACTGACACAAAATTTGGAACCCCTTCTTTGATCACATGTACATCATATTCAGTTTGGGCATGAGCTTGCCCATGGGCTGCTGTTGGGCCATACAGTAAAGGTTTTGAAGTTATGATTAAATTACCATAACTATCTAAACCATAACCTCTGGCAGAGACCTGTACAATCTGTGTAGGTCGCCATCCAACTTTGACATTAGGTGTTCCCCGTAGTCCCATTTGGCTATATGATTCAACTCTTTCAGGAAATGGATTAGATTCTGATATTGCGGGACCTATTTCGTTTTCATTGATTATAGTGGCTACGTAGTTATTGGCACTGTAATCTAAAATAGTGCCCTTTTGAAATACAAGTAATCTAGGTGTGGCATAGGTAGTAGAATCTAATTCAGCAGTAGGCACTGTGATGGTAGTTGTATTTGCCGAATAGATAACAGTCCCTGTGCCTATTCTAAGATTACTGATTGACCCTGAAAAATTACCTCTTGTAGCAGAAGCGCCTATAGCTGTATCACTCGATCCTCCTAGATTTAAATATCCTCCACTGGCAAATACATAACTGCTGCTAGTATTGGCCACTCTTATACCATTAAAAAATATAGAGTTTGAATTAGATTCTCTAGTAAACACTATATGATGCCAAGCGCCCTGGTCTATGGATAGTGCTGGCGACACAAGGCTAAAATTATTAGAACCGATACTTGTCACTGCAATCTTGCTGGGGATAGGATCAAATGGTCCCGAACTTCTAAGAGATATATCAAAACTGTTAGATACAGGGTGTCCGGTTACTAATCTAGCGTAGTAATAATTCGAATCTTTGTGTTCAAGATAGCCAGGCAGGTAAATCCAAAATTCTATAGATAAATCTGTAGATGCTGTTATCCCATAATTATACTGAATGAGATGTCTACCTGTTGATTCTGCTTCATAGGTAAATGTAACAGAGCTACTTTCACTGGATCTCAGTTCATATTCTTGTGGTAGATATGCCTCAGCCACAGTGACAGCATATCTCAAACTACGACTGGTAGGACAATCTAATATTTTCCAACATCCGTTTAAAGGATTGGTTGTAGTATCTATGCCAGTCACTGTTATGGGATAATTAGGTAAGAGTCCATGGTTGCTGCTAAAATAAAGAGTCACTATGGCTCTGTAGATATCAGTAGTATTCAAAGACCAACCTGTGGCTGTAATATCAGTGGTGTCAAATGTATTGTGTACTACACTGCTGGTTGAAAAGGTTATTATCTTAGTACCAATTGAATTACCAGGTACGAAACTCAAAGGAAAATCTACGATTTCTTGAAATTTCAGTCCGCTGTGAAATTCTAATAGGTGATCGTTAGCATCGTTAGTGGTTCTAAAAGTAGGCCATGTACGATGTTTCGAATTAACAAATCTCGAAGTTGAAGTACTAGATACACTGACTAATTTATCAATACTGGCCATGGTTATATACACATACCCGCCTAGGACAAATTGATGAGCCTTGGTCCAATATGCATTATAACCAGTACCGTCATGACTAGAAGGAACAGGCTCTGTGTAATAGGTCTTAGGACTGCCTATTGCGTCTAGATATAGTCCTGTATTGGTTCCAGTAATGACCATGGTTCCCGAACTGGCACTTAAAGTTCTGAAATCATTGAAAGGTGAATAGGCCACTGTGCTAGGAAAGCCGAACTGTGAAAATACCTTGGTAGAATCACTTTCGTCTGCTATGCTGGTATTGAGCCTAAAAGCCAACAGAGATGTTAAACCAGGTCTTCGTATCAGTTCCCCTGTGGGCGCTGTAAAGTTAGAAGTATATTGAGCTGCACCCTTCAAGATACGCATGTCATGCACAAAGGCCCTTAGCTTGCTACCTCTTCTTTCTTGTGTGCCAATTATCAAAGGATAAGGATTAGGTTGTACTGAATAATCTACACTACCAAAGGCATCAGAAGAACTCAAGAGCGTACCACCCTTATAGATCTGCAGATTAGCACCAGACCTTACTATGGCAAAATGTGTCCACTGATTAAGTATACTAGTAAAGGTACCTGAAAGACCTGTACCAGAAATTACACCTTCTCTAAATGATATGGATGTGGGCGAAACTTCTAATAACCAAGAACCTGTTGTATAGTCTTGTATATTACGATTAGTTGCCAACACAGCAGGACTGGTTACCCCATAATGATATATCCAATATTCTATCGTGAAATCACCTAACCCAAATTCAAACTGATTAACATCCGATATTGAACCCACAAGATAATCAAGACCTTTTAGGTTCAAACTGCCCTGTGATCTAAAAGGACTTTCAAAGCTAGGGGCAACATCTAGTCCAAATGGATCTAGGTTAGTAAAAGTATTGGTCCATGTTGTCAAATCAACTATGCTTTGATTATTAGTAAACATTAACAATCTGGTCTGCGTAGATGTTGTCAAAGTAGTGGCTGGAATATATCCGGATATGGTAGTACCAGTACCATAGACTGTGGTTCCAGTGGTTATTCTTAGATTACTGATCCAACCATTGAATTTATTCTCATTGGTGATGAACGTACTAGTGGTCACGAAATGATCTGCAATTCTATTTACAGTTACAGGATCATAGGAAATTGAAGTGGATGTTGCGAAAGATCTAATGCCATTGACAAAATAGGCAAAATGAGTAATACTGCCTACAGTTTCTTTGCACCATGCTACGTGAGTCCACAACTTATCTGCGGTATAACTGAAAATAGCTGTTGTAGTTTGTGTATCTGCGGTTTGATTCAAAGTTTCATGGGGACCCCAAGGTCCGTCTATTTGTCCTATAACAATATGACATAAATTTATATCGGCAGCACTTGGAGTAATCAAAGAAGCCGAAGTGGTCCTTAAGGTAGCATTTAAGGCGTTTCTAAGTGTTTGCGTGATTCCACCTGTTTGATAGGTATACATTATTACCAATCTACCTTTGGGTAAACTGTATAAAAAACTGGCGAGGCTATCACAGCCTGCTGAAGTTGAAGTGAGAAAAGCATCAGCATATATTACCTCACAGGTAACTTCGTCCAACACAACTACCGCATGCCCGGCCAAAGGTGAACGAAACTGACTTCCGCCATCATTACTACCAAACCACGGGTATATGAGTACGCCATTGAGTTTTACATGTGCAGGAAAGTTTGGCCAACTTCCGCTGCCAACTAGATCACCAGCAGTTACCTGGATAGTAACTGATCTGTATCCAAAGCTATTTTGTGTATATGTAGCAGTGTTGGCATCAATCTGCTGACCATTCAATATCAATCTCAAAGTTCCAGTCTGTATATAAAACTGTGTTCCTGAATTACTATAGGAAATATTAGTGCCTGTATTATATGTGGACCCTAATAGTGTAGTTGCAGTGGTCCAGGATGTCAATGTACTGTGCATATTTCCAGCAGCAGGAGCTGAAATATTTTGCCTCACATAGGCTTCTACACACCAATCACCATTTAGAGTAATAGGATTTTGAAATTCTAAATATGGTCTAGTTCTAGAACCTGGGTAAAGACTGGCTCCTGCCAGATTAGCATTAACAAATGCAGCCGATCCGGGACCTAGTTTATTGATTGTGTTAAAATCATAGGGATTAAATTTGGTAAATCTTGAACTGCTGTACACAGTTTTATTGATGCTATAGGTTGTGGTATTTGAAACTGTGGTGTAGATATATGAACTAGTATTGAACGTCAAAACCACAGTGCCGGTTTCGCCCGCTATGACCTGTAGAGGTTGAGACGGAGGATTAAAATTGGGATTCCATCTTGTAGGATTGAAATCGCTTATGTAGGGCGTGCCTGCCACGCTGGTAACTGCAACAGGACTGGCACTAGAATCCACAAATGTAGAACTATTACACAGTAACAGAGCCACTGTTCCAGAAAGGGCAAATTGTGAACCTGTCATATCATACCAACCAGTGGCTGAAATTGTCAAAGGAGCATTAGGTGGTATAAAGGTAGTTGCACTGGTTATTCCTTGTCCTATGATAAATCTAAGATCACTTATATATCCATTTTGCATGTAGGCATTATTAGCATCTCTGGCACCACCAATATGCATGGTTTCAGCTGCATCAATTATCGTGCTTGAAAATACTACCTGTTGTACACGGACGCCATCCCTGTATATGCTTACATGATTTCCTACTCTGGTAAATGCTAGATGATACCATCTGTAAAGTTCGTTGGTCAAGGTAGCAGTGATAGTTGTATAAGCATTTGTCGCCGTAGGACATAGGTCAAGTATGATCTGTGTGCTGTTGAAATAGGCTCTAAATTCTTTTTGAGTCGCAAACACCCCTTTTTCAAAAATCATATTGGCCGTATCAAAGGCAAAGGCATAGGCCCAACATTCTATGGTAAAATTTCCTGATCCTGGATAATATTTCGCATCATCAGGAACGCTTAATCTGTCATCTGTGCCATCAAAGCTCACAGACCATCCTCCGCTCTGTGGTGCATAGACGTCAAATTTATTGATTCTAAGGTCGCTGATATAGACACTGGCATTAGGTGTGGTAGATCCGTTAGTTCCTATATAGGGTCTATTAGCGGTGGTTGCATGACTGGTTGGTATACCGCCAGCTTGAGTTTCCATATAGGGATTACTTATTAATTGTCCATTTATGTGTAGTCTGCTTTGACCATTATTTTTAGCTAAACAGATATGTGTCCACTGTCCGCTAGGAGCATAACCACCCCCCAAAGTCACTGGCTGATTGTCTGAAGCTCCTGTATATCTGTCTATTCTGCCATTTCTGTCTCTTTGGATTACAATTCTAGAATTGGTGGTACCACCTGAATTGAATAACTGTGTAGTTCCATGTTGACCGGTCTCGGGATAAACCCAAAACTCTATGGTATAGCTGCCAGTACTTAGATTTAACCAGTCTCCTGTGCCTTGTATGTTATGATGGGCTGTTCCATCTAACCATAGACTATAGTTATTTATACTATTCCAAAGTGAGTTGGGATAAGTCACTGTACAGGTAGTGGCTACTACAGTACCAGCTGAAGGATTCCAAACTATGCGTTGAGGTTGATATTCGCCCATAGCTGTCATGTGACTGCTGTATATCACATAGCGTGTACTGCTATCTCGTCTTAGATTACTAGGTAATTGCGGAATTACGTTGATCAAACCGTCAAGAGGAGCCACATTACTCAGCATAGTGGTTTCAACAAGATTCCTATTTAAGGCACCATATTTACGAATATCATATTTGTAGAGCGTGCTGGTATTTTCAGCTTCCATGCCCAAATACCATACACTGCTGGTATCGGTACCCATAAAGAAATTAAATTTACCCCAGTTTAGGCTAGATCTTACAGGTCTGTTAGTTCCAACCGCATTTTGATTATAGCCATTTAGATTTTCATAACCATAGTACATCACAGCCCTAGTACCGAAACTGGGTCTGGTGCCGGTTCTCTCAGGTTCTATACCCCAACTTCTGTAGACCGTGGCAGTGAAATTCAGTGTGCCTGCTGCTGAACCTGTAGGAGCCAGTTCCGCTAGATAGGTAAAGCTAGTCTGTCCATTAGCTCCAGAAACACCATTTACCACATAGATTCCATTTGGGGCATTGGTCGTAGCTGAGGCTCCAGTTACAGTTATCCAAGTACCGGTGCTCAGCCCATGATCCTGGGAGTTTACTGTGACTGTGGTCACACCACTTACTGTGCTATAACTCCAACTAGTGGCATTTTGATTTATAGAATCTATTTGTTCCCAACAATGCACAAGGCTTTCAGTGGCATCAGGTGCATAGGATATAGCTGGAGCAGCTAGATTTCTCCCTGACCACCAAGTACCATATTGATCGCTGGTAGTTCCACCTCCAGGCAAACACACTGTAACTCTGTCTAGGTCACTGGTATACCATTGTCTTACGGGTTTGTAATTGTCATAGTCTAATGATCCCATCCATTGTTCTAGATTTCCAAACATACTGAGTGGGTCATTAACGGCAGCTGCCATGGTATTACCGCACAGCCCGCTTGTTAAAAATACTGGTTCATATAGCCTAGGATTCCAAGCTGGTGCCCATCCTTGGTAACTATTGGCCTTTGTTTGATAATACCATTGATCACCTCCAGAGGCTAAAAATGTTCCTTTTTCAAATGGAAAACTATCTATATAATAGAATCTATTGACGGGGCTAGGATCTTCCCAAACACCATCAGTTCTATTATAGGTAGTTGCCGAATAAATCTTAGGCATCGGGTACCTCGGGTGGAGGTGGAGGAGGTTCTATATGGCTCGCATAGCTTTCTTTTCTAGTTTCCCACCATGCCAATGCAGATTCCTCACTGGGCCATGCCATCATTGAACCATCTGGTATAAATGGTTGGTTGATTATAAGATACCTAGTAGCTGTATCATTTTCTTCTTCTACGTAAATCTTAAGTGTGCCTGCAGAAAATTCTGTCTTAAACTGTTTTGCCATTTATGCCCTCGTATATAAAAAACTTACCACTAGGTCAGAACCTGAAGCTCCTGTGCCAACACTGACTATGTCGACTGTGATGTAATCGTCTTCGACCATATTAATTGCAGTTGTGGTTTCTGCTTCATAACTGCCGGCGGATATATTTAATAAAAACAGCGATACTCCATTTTTTCTAATTCTCAAAGACAAAGGAGCTCCTGTAGGTGCTGTGGTTACTCGGGCTGTGGTTCTACTTACATCAGTGGTTCCCATGCTATACCATCTGGCTGTTCCTGCACTAGATGCCAGTGCTCCCGGATAGTTATAATGTTTGTCAAGGATAGCACTTCCGCCACCTCCACCGCCACCTCCAGTTCCTGGAGATCCTGTATATCCCATCGGACCTTGACCAGGTGATCCAACATATCCTTGGCTACCAATAAAACCTTGAGATCCGGAATACCCCAACGATCCTGAGTAACCTTCACTACCAATATATCCCTGACTCCCTGTATAGGCTTGACTGCCAACAAAGCCTTGAATTCCTAGACCTGGTGATCCAACGAATCCTACTCCAGAACTTCCAGCCCATCCTTGACTCACAGCACTTCCTGGCAGTCCTTCTGACCCTGTATATCCTGTAGCGCCTGATCTTACAAAACCTAGTATGGCAATATCACCATACACAAAATTAGCAGAATCACCTGCTAGAAAGCCAACGTCAAGAGTAAAATGAGTTGAATTGTTGGTTACGGTGGTAACAGAAAATATATGCTGCGCACCCTGAGTGTCGTTTCTTGTAAGAGTTAAAAATCCTTTGAGTAGGGCCATTGTGGCAGTAAAACTGGCAAAAAAATCTATATAGTCATTATTGTCTAAGGCAGTACGATGTACGTACACTTGGGTCGCATTGGCCACCACAGCATTATTATATCTGAGTGTGCCGGAGGCCATCGATGTGTCATTAGTGGCAGTATTGAATAAGTACTTGACGCCACTTCTATCACCTGGATTTCCCTGACTACCAGTATAGCCCTGTGAACCTATATAGCCTTGACTACCAGTATAGCCTTGACTACCAGTATAGCCCAATGAACCTGTGTATCCCTCACTGCCTACAAAACCAGAACTACCAGTATAGCCTTGACTGCCCGTATATCCTAATGAACCTGTGTATCCCTCACTGCCGATATATCCTTCCGAACCTGTAAATCCTGCGCTTCCGGTATAGCCCGGTGAACCCACATAGCCTAGACTTCCGCTATAGCCGTAAGAACCACTATAACCTCTATCTCCCTTGAGTCCTTGAGGTCCTGCTACAGCATCCTCTATGGCCAAGTAGTCAATTTGAAGTTCATGTCCAACAGTTCCAGTACTATCATGATGAATCTTCATATAGACTGTGCCGGTATTGGTCACTGTGTCAATATAGGGTATATGACTTATTACGCCTGGTGTTATACTGGAAAATTCTTCTAGCCCACGATGTGTGGCAAAATTATCCCATATCTGAGTCTGAAAGTTATAAAGGTCAAATTCTAATTCAGCGTCATTGGTTACTGTATATTTTACCTCAGCAGTTATTCTATTAAAACGATCAACATTAGAAAAAGCAGCATAGACCACTAATGCAGGTGTAGTTAGTGAATCTTGGGCACTCCAGTATCCGTCGGCTTGAGCATAATCACCGAAAGTTTGTACACTGGCCAATGTGCCTGTAGTATAAACACCGTAGTCAGTGCTGGTTCCGCTGACAGGAATAAGACTGGAAACTAGTGTTACAGTTGTCGCAGTAAATATTCTAGTTAGGGCTCTAGGACCTTCTGACCCAGTATATCCTTGGCTTCCTGTGTAACCAACACTTCCTACATAACCTTGACTACCTGTAAATCCTGCTCCTTGACTGCCTGTATAGCCTATGTCAAGAGAAATACTTTCCCAATAGACGCCGTTCCAACTCCAAGCTCTATCTGAGGAAATAAAAACGGTACCAGTTGATGGTGAATTAGGAAAATCTACAGCCATAGTCTAATATTTAGCGAGTGATTAACTGGGTGGTACAGGCCAGGAAACTGCAAAGGGAAAACCTTGTTGGCTGGGTATGTCTCTAAGGGCCTGTCTATATTCTGCCCAGGCCACCTTATCCACTGGACTGTCTGTTAGCTGTGTCCAATCTGATTCTGTTATTTTTTTGTCTCTTTCTTGTCTAATATTGAGAGCAGCCGTATCGGCAGTCAAGTCAATAACTAGAAAATTTTGTTGATATTTGCCATCAACCAATATAGGCATTTCTTCTCTCACAGTCTGTGTATGAAGATCGTAATTTGGATATACTGTGCCCTCTACATAATAAAGACCAAGACTGGCCAATAGCTCTTCTGTGGCAGTTCCTGCTAGACTGATATTAGGATGTTCCTGTCTGAATTGGTCTAGAGTATAGGGATACCTTTGGTTTTGTCCTTGTATAAAAATGTACATGTCTATTCCTATGCAGCGTTAGTGAAAGCACTGCTTTTAACTGTATAATCGCCGTAGATACCCTGCATGGGTACTCCATAACGATTGGCATCTGTGATTCTAAATTCATCTATATAACCATTGAGAATATGACCAGTGGGATATTGGCTATTACTGACACCGCCGATGGCTATTCCCCAGTTATATTCACTTTGTGTTCCGCCACCATTGTTAAAAGTCTTGATAGCTTCAGCTGCCAAAGTACCGTCAACAAAAAGATAAACGTTTTTCCCTACTTTTTGAACTGCTATGGCATACCATACATTGGCAGATGGTGTCCAGGGGTAACTGATAAAATCATCAGGGAGGCCAGTTAGAGTAAATCCCACACAGAGGTTTCCATCTCTAAACCAAATATAATATGCCAGTCTATTTAAAGGAGAGGAATATGACATTTCGGCATACAAAACTGCGTTTGATACTGAAGTAAATCTTACATGAAATTCAACACATCTATTTGTAACAAGCGTAGTGCTGGAGGTTTCTAAAACCTGTCTAAGGTATCCAGTGCCATTAAACAGAAGACTACTTGAATTGAATTTTGAAACAGCAGAAGTTATGGTAACGGTACCTGTGGTTACAGCCAGTTTTCTTGAGTTAAATATCTTGCTAGTGCTGTTATCGATAAGTGCTGTGGCAAGTCCACGAGCATAAAAACCACTTCCACTTCCTATGGTTCCTATAGGATCACTATAGTAGTATGTACCATTAGGAAGACCCGAATTTGTATATACTTGCGTACCAGCAGACGTATATCTAAAAAGACCTATCTCAGTAGGATTGACAGTATTTTGAGCGGTTGGCCAGAGTACATCTTTTTGGTGGGCTTTCCAAATTTGTAGATCCGAAATATAACCGGTAAAAGGAGCGGCTCCAGCCCAGCCGGATCCTACTGTAATTGTAGAATTTGTAAAAGTTCTAATATTTCTTCCTCCAGACCTCCCCCACATAAAATAGTCTGGTACACCAGCAGTGGAAAAATAAGCAGGATAATAGGTGGTACCTGTTCTGAACATCGTATTACCATCTTGATGCACAACAGCGCCAACAGACAACCATGACCAAACGCTGGTTGTTGCACAATAAGAAAACATAATAAAATGCCATTCATTTTGATATATAACACTACCTGGATCAACAAAAGTTGCGAAGTTGGTTCTAGCGGCGGCGGCAGGTATCAAATTGGCTTGGGCATTTAGAGTGTTAAATCCAATTAATTCAAGTAACCCGGACCCGTTGATAGAGCAGTACATTGTTGTATTGGCATTAGCGGACCCATTCGAAATTCTAAAAAGTGTTGTACCCGCAGGGTTCCCTGTTGGTTTAAAAAAACAAGATACTGAGCAGCCATCCGTTCCAAGCCAAGTTCCTGGGACAAAAGGTGCAGACAGATAACTAGTTCCGTCAAAATACAGAGATCTAATACCGTTGCCATTAGCTGTTGTAGTATATGAAGGATTACTGGCCGCACCTATTCTGGTAAAAGTTGGAGCTTGATCAGAGTACCTTACAGTCCCATTATTTGTACCATCTGATATTCTAATGTTACTTGTAGTACTACCAAAACTATTGAAAATCTGTGGTGAACCAGAGGACAAAGCTCCCAGCGAGTTATTGTGGCTATCGAAGTGTAGCAGTGCAGATGTAGATGCCAGCAGGGTATCAGTGGTCTCCATGGGAGCCCTAAGTCTTCGTGAATTTAAAGTTTGTAGAAGCCTACGAGAATTATGCACTAGATAGTATACCCCACATAAGAACCATGTAGTGTGGCAGTTACTTTCCAAAATACTAGAAAATCATTGCCACTAAGACTAGGTTGCGCATTTCCAGATCCACTGACCCATCTAATACCTGATGGCCAGAAAACTGTCCAAGTATTTCCTCCCAAGAGTTGAAGTGTAATGCTCTGTCCTGCAGAAAGATTGTCTGTAAAAGTGGTAACAGCGGTCAGAGTTTTTCTATGCATGGTCCCTGTGGTAGCTGACAAAGCAGTGCCTGTATTATTAAACACAGTTTCTGTTATAAAACCTTCTATGACAATACCTGCAAAAGTTTTGTTGGTAAGTGTTTGTCCGCCTGTAAGAGTAACTTCACCAACTGATCCTGTATAGCCTAGTTCACCTATGCTTCCAACAAACCCTTGACTACCTGCATAACCTTGACTACCTGTGAATCCAAAACTACCAGCATAACCTTGGCTACCAGTAAAACCTCTACTGCCTGTCCATCCTCTGCTACCCGAATGACCAATGCTTCCTGTATAGCCTAGATCACCGACGCTTCCGGAGTAACCCATGGCGGCAAATTCTCCAGGACTGCCTGCATATCCTATCGGTCCTAAACTGCCCACGTAACCTTCAGAACCCGTATATCCTTGACTGCCTGTATAGGCTTGACTGCCTACAAAACCTCTTTCTCCTTGTGGACCTCGTATTTCTCCAACGTCAGTCCAATAGGTAGGAGCGTCAAACCAAACCCAAAGATGTCCATCTGCTGATACTATAAATCCGTCTCCTATATCTCCAGTATATCCTAGGGGCAGTAGACCAGATGTGCTAGTCGTTCCTACGATTCTAACACTGGTTCCCGCAGGTCCTTGGCTACCCGAATAGCCCTGTGGAGGTCCTTGACTACCAGTGAATCCTGTTAGACCCTGTGGACCGGAAGGTGCTACCTGTATCCATTGGCTGCTGTTACCATCATTGACATAGAGCAGTTCATTCATGGTATTACTGTCTACCCAACGATCACCGGGCTGTGGATTGAGAGGAGGTGTTGGACTGAATACGAATGCTGCACGAGCTTGTGCTATACCAAAATCTGCAAGTGTGGTGATTTTTACTGTGCCGCTGCTGACATCTTTGACTAGGAATAGATCATTTTGAGCTAGTGTGCTGGTAGTAAGACTCTGTTTGTTGTCAAATATAGTAGCCGATACATCTGAAGCTATAGGTCCTGGACCGGTGCCACCTATGGCCGTGCCCACTACACTCAACGGTTTATCTAATACCCATCTGTCTAGCGCATAATCGTAATAAAAATTAGTAGAAGTACTGCCTAAATTAACTGTAATACCCGCACCATCTGATTGAGTAGATGTGGTGCTGCCCTTGGCCAAGGTAATATTTTTATCTTCGATGTTTAGCGTGGTAGAATCTATAATAGTCTGTGTGCCTTCAACCTGTAGATTACCGCGAATAATAACTGTACCTGCTATTGTGCCTGTGGTGGCAGGATCAATTACAAAGTTAGCAGGTCCATATAAAGCATCACTAAGAGTAAGACTCTTGAAGGTCACATCTGTATTAGTGAAAGGATCCAGTGTGATATTACTATTTGTAGATGTATTGGTTATATAGATAGTACCGCTACTGGAAATAGCCACTGACAATGACATGGTTGTAGCGGCTGTTACACGACCGAATTGATCTACTGTTATTACAGGAATGAATTGGCTATCACCGTAGGTTCCTGGAATAACTGTGGAAGTATTCAGTGTCACTGTGGCAGTATATTGTAGACCACCTGTGGATGTTACTACCAAATTTCCAAGAATGGCTCCACTGGCCGTGGTGCTTGTATTGAAATTTAAGGCTGTTACACCTCCACCTAGAATATTAGGAACCCACGATCTATTTCCTGAAATATCAGAAACTAGAATAGCTGTACCATTACCGCCTACAGTAGGTGGATAACCTAGATCTGGTTCAGCCTGTGACAGATCTAGGAATTCTGTGCGACTAGCCTCTAGATTATTCCCAGAGACCTTGATTACCTTACCACTAAGAAGTCTGCTTTTACTCATTGCTGGTTTCTAATAAACTCAATATAAGATCTACACTGCTATTTGTACTAACTTCTGCTTCAAAACTATTGCCTTCTTCAATAACTAATTTTCCTGTGGTAATTTCTACTGCATCTTGTGGCGGTATTCTAAAATCTTTTAATAAAGTATAGTTAATACTGTTTTTGACCAATCTTGCACTGATAGTAACTGTTTGCGTGCTGAAATTACTGGCCTGTGCTCCTAATATGATACAGGTTAGGTCCGTAGGTGTAGTGTAGATAGTCTGGGTAGCGGTTGTTAGCTCAAATGCTCGAGTTCTAAACGTATTTAATGGTAGCGTTGCCATTTAATTATTTTCCAATTGCTAAAATGTAGGGAGTCATAACCGCAAAAAGACTCTTGGTAAAGGTTCTACCTGTGACAGTTCCGGTTTTCCTATTTATAACGAAGTCATTGCCTATCTTAAAATCTCCCTTTTGATCTGTACTGGTATAGTAAACCTGCCCACCATTTATCTGTATGACTTCATTGGCAGGCTGTGGAACACCTCCAAGTGTGGGCAAGCTGGTATTGATATTGGTTCCTGCACCAATCCATTCAAAAGTATGTCCAGAACTGGTAATTAGGCTGTATTCATAAAAGCTGGCTGTGGTATCAGCAGCAGTCGGAGGTATACGATCTTCAAATGTAACCGTACTAGTATATCCGTTGGCCAATAATTCAACTGTTATATCAAATAAACCTGCTACAATATTAGATGTAGTTGTATCACTGGCAGGATAGGATGTGTTTTGCAGTTCAGTGCTGTTAAGCCTTACCAAAGGTGTATTAAGTACTATGGCTGCGCTGATAGTTCCTATAAAAGCATAGGTAGCGATAGTGGCTGTTAGTTCACTGGCACCTACTTGAAGAACTCCAGCTTGATAGTATTCGTCAGCAGCATTGGCCGTTTCACTGTTACCATGATAGAGTGTGTCATAGCACACAGCGTCTATGATATAACCTATATCTCTGCGGCATTTAGCAGCATCATAGGACAAGGAAGGATAATTAGCAGCGACATAGGCAATACCTTCTTCAATGATAAAGGCTCTATTAGCTATTAAAATGTCCTTAGCATAGATACGAGCATTGGATGATGTTGTTGGATTGGCGTATACCAATGGAGGTATAACTGCTGTTCCGGAACTCAGTATACTGGTCACAGTATTGAAATTGGCCTGTATCCGTTGATATGCAGTGGTTCCGCTGTTAAAACTTCCTACAATAGAATTTAGCACACTGTCTCTGGCAAAGTTAATAGCGGTTATTGTTTGAACTTTTTGTGTAGTTGTAGTTAAGGTCAAAGGATTGGCTCTATAATAACTGGCACCTGCATAGACAGTTTTATAATTAGTGCCAAAAACCATGTCATCGACTACTGCCTGAATAATATAACCTACATCTCTAGAACACTTTCCCTGATCATAATCAAATCCAGGAAAAGTTTCGTTCACAAAGTCAATGGTATCTATTTGTACTTTTGATTTTATATCTAGTACCAAGCCTCTGGCATTTCTTAAATTAGCCAGTTCACCTAGAAAGTAAGGTTGAACAATTGTTGATGTTCCTGGTGTCAAATCTAGTGCTGACTCTACGGTATAATATGTACCTGTAGACATGCCCGGTAGTCTCATAGCATCCCCTACCTTAGGCTTTTGATAGAGATTGTCTAAAGTCAGTACGGTAGAAGCTACAGTAGTCGTATTTCTAGTTCTAGCAGTATAGAGCAGTGAGCTTACACCATCTGAAACCAGTCCATAATTTCCAAAACTTATATTACTGTTAGTGATTGAACAATTACCGCCTGTTTCGCACAATATAGCCTTATCACAACAAATAGTAAACACTGACACCAATTGAGTATAACCTCTGTTCAACATGTGAATACCTATACCACCTTGATTATACTGTGTATAAGCATCAACAACCATGCTACGAGTTCCTTGAGCATAATTACCATTTACCCGCATACCTGCACCTGTTGTGGTCATGCTGGTACAGTTTTGCACATAAGGACTCATATAGATAGCTCCAGCTGATCCATCTGGATTAAACGCCACGGCAGCGGCCGGAGATTCATGATCTTTGAAGGTCATGTGAGCTAGATAACAACCATTGTTTACATAAAATATATCTTGTGTTTTATTCTGCGGCCTAATAGTAACTGATCTAAGATTATCTCCTATGACACTGACCATATCTGGTACGGTTAAAGGATTGATTTCAACGTAGTCTCCGCTTTTAACAAATATCGTAGTGCCTGTCGTGGCTATTTGCAGTGCTGCCTTCAGTGTCAACTTACTCTGTGCTAGGTCTACCCCAGTGTTCGAATCAGATCCGCTTTTACTGACATAGAGAACATTGGCCACAGCCATACTAGAGCCAGTGTTGCCTTGTAGACCAGCCGATCCTTGGTAGCCTCTCAGTCCTCCGTAGGGTAAGACATTCCAATTATCAAGTCCATTGCCTATCTTAAACAGTTGAGTATCTGTTTCGATGCCCATCTCACCTTGGGCAAGAACTGGATTTCCGGTAGAAGTGTTAGCCCATTGGGCAGCGGTACCGCGTCTTAACTGAATTTGCACAGGCATTGTTGACTAGAACCTTCCTTTTAGATATTTATCAGGTGACTCCGCCCGCATCAATAGGCGCTATACCACCATAAAAACTATCAGGTAAGCCACCATCTAGATTAGGACTGCCGCCACCTCCTCCGCCACCTCCTCCGCTAAGAGAAAGTGTTACTACATCAGATGTAGCCGTAGCCAGATACCCTGTGCCAACAATACGTAATTCTTTTAAATTATCAGTGAGCTGGACTCCTCCTGCTAGAAATTTGATATCTCCGCCACCTTTTGAGCCAGTATAACCTATTGAACCAGCGAAGCCTACAGAAACGGTTACGCCTTGCCAGTATCTGCCATTCCACTGCCAAGACCTTAGTCCTTCTGTGTAGACATCGCCTACGAGGGGTGATGTTGGAAAATCTAATGGCATATCAACTCCAACTTAATGTAGATTCATTCCAAGTCTGACCTGCATGATCTGGTGGTATTGGCGGTTGCCATAAACAAGTCTGCTCATCTAATATCCATGAAGGGAAAGGCCTAGGTGGTATAAATGCATCACGTTGGCTATCGTAGGTATAACCAATGCCAGCATAATTTTTTCTTAAAGGTATTCCTCCCTGTAAATGTTGTCCAGCCATGGTATTATAACTTGTCTGCTTCCATCTGTTGGGATCTCCAAAAAAACCCTGTTGTATTTTATCTGGTTCAGCAACTATTACGTTAACAACAACACTATTTTCATCTATTTGTGCAAAATGCGCCATATATTCTCCATTACGAAATTCCAAAACCAGATAATATCCAGGTGTCGTTAGCTATTTTAATAATCTTGACTACAGCGTTAATAGATATAGTTCTTGTACCTGTGGCTAGACTGTTAGCTAACTTAAGTGTCACACCCGATGATGGTATAATTTGGAATGTACTACCGTTACTTATAAGACTAATTTCAGCTCCTATAGGAAATGGTACACTTGAATTAAGAGGAATAGTTATATTACTATTAGTTAGGAAATGTTTTCCTAAATCTGCTAGACTTAAGACTCCTGTTGCATTCGAACTCTGAGGAAGATATCTAAATCCTATCAAAAATGGATTACCTAGAACATCTTGAACAGTTGATGCAGCGGCTATTCCTGATAGAGTTTTATTGGACAAAGTTTGTGATGCTGTGGTTATGACTAAAACACCGTCTACACTTGGAACTATGACATTTCCGCTTGCCACTGATTGAGCCACTAATGTGGTTTGTCCTGAACTGGCTCCCGACAATCTCAGTCCGGAACTAGGTACAGTAAAATTGACATCGACTCTAATATCTGCGCCCACTATTGTAGCCGTTACTGCATCACCTACAAAATTAAAACTAGTAACCGTATTACTGACCACAGTACCTTCGTTTTTAACTGTGACTGCATTTGTTCCTTGACTTCCTGTGAATCCGTAACCTCTACTACCTGAATAACCTCTGTTACCTTGACTACCTACATAACCTTCACTACCTAGGTATCCTTCAATCCCTTGGCTACCGGTAAATCCTCCTGCAGGACCCTGAGGACCTTGACTACCGATAAATCCTGCTCCTTCACTTCCAGAATATCCAGGTGGTCCTAGATAACCACTGGCTGCGATTTCTACCCATTGTTGGCTACTACCATCGTCAACATAGACACACAGAGCACCTACGATAGTATCTAACCATCTATCCCCTACGGAAGGAAAACTAGGTGGAGTAGATCCGAAAGTAAAAGAACTTTCTCCTCTTACACCCTTACTGCCCGCATAACCAGAGTCTCCTCTTGATCCTGCATATCCTTGCGATCCAGTATGACCTAGAGAACCAGTGTAGCCTTGACTACCGGTATAACTTTGGCTACCAGTAAATCCTATACTTCCTGCATAGCCTAAATCTCCTTGAGGTCCTTGTATAACACCTACATCTACCCAAATATCACCGTCCCAAATCCATAAATGACCGTCATCTTGCGTTATAATACCATGACCTATAACATCTGGAATGTAAGGAGTAGGAAGTAGACTGTTAGTAGAAGTACTACCTACTATAGTTACTGCTGTTCCGTCAGCACCTCTGCTACCACTATATCCTAAAGGTCCTTGACTACCTGAGTATCCTAGATCACCTCTACTTCCTATATAACCTTCACTGCCAGTATATCCCTGACTTCCTGTGTAACCAATTTCTCCTTGACTGCCGATATAACCATCTGAGCCGGTGTAACCTACTGACCCAGCGAACCCTAAACTTCCTGTAAAACCAAAACTTCCTACATGACCCCTGCTACCAACGAATCCCTGACTACCAGAATAGCCCAATGAACCCGCGTAGCCTTGACTTCCTCTAAAACCAATACTACCAGAATACCCAGTTTCGCCTCGAGCGCCTGATAGGTCTGCAAGAAATACCCAAGTTGATCCAGTCCATTCATAAATCTGTCCATTTTCGTTGTCTTCTACAGAACCTGTGTTAACGATAGCCAGTTGTCCTGGTAATATCCCAGTAGGTGCGACATCTGCCAATAATGTAGGTGCATCGTTATAGATTTTAGCTATCTTAAAATCGATTCCCTTGCTGCCTGTATAACCAAAACTACCTATAAATCCTGTTAGTCCTTGAGGTCCTCGAACAGGACCTACATCAACCCATGTAGAACTATTCCAAATCCATAGATTACCATTAGATTCTATGATGTAGCCGTCACCTATATCTCCGACATAGGATGGATTTAACAGACTACTTGTAGATGTTGTACCTACTATGGTAACACTTGTACCATCTGCACCACGACTGCCCGAATAACCTAGTTCGCCTTGGCTCCCTACGTAACCAACCGAACCTGTGTAACCTTGACTACCTGTATAGCCTATAGATCCTGTATATCCTATGCTGCCAGCGTAACCAATAGAACCTACAAATCCCCTAGACCCTGTGAAACCTTGACTACCTGTAAATCCTCTACTACCATGATAACCTCTTTCATTGGTCACCGGTGTGGAAATTATTTCAATGTCTAGTGTTCTAGATATAGACTGGTTAATATTATCTGTAATTGTTATGGTTACATTTGTTGTGCCTAAGGTAGATGGAGTTCCAGCTAGAATACCGGTACTGGTATTGTAAGCCAGTCCACTAGGAGGAGTTGCGGGTGATATAGCATACTTAAACGGTGCTACACCTCCAGCAGGGCTGACTGGTGTGACAGAATCTAGTACTCCTATTTGAAGTTTCAAAGGATTGCTTAGGACTGTGGCATTTAGAGCAGGTGGAAGGCCGTCTATAATATTAATTGCTACCACTACACTACTGGATTGGCCTGAGCCATCCGTGATAGTCACAGTGTAATTTTGATCATATAATTGAGTAGGAGTTCCAGATATTTCACCATTTATGGAATCAAATATTAGGTTACCTGGCAGGGTTGCAGTGTTTGCACCTTGTATAGAATATGATAGACTGCCAAATCCTCCGTTGGCAGAAACAGGTGAAAACGGTGTGACTTGTAAATATCGGATTAAACTAGAAACACCGTTATTAATAATTACATTGATTGGTGGGGCAACTATGTGATAGGAAAAGGTAGCTGTCACAGCCTGAGCCGCTTCATCTGTTACTGTCACACTTACACTGGTAGCTGATAATAGTGCATTTGGCGTACCACTTATCAGCGCAGTGCTTGTGTTAAAAACTAGACCGTAACTAAGCAGACTGGGACTAATACTGTAACTTAAATTACCGTCACCTCCTGTGACAGTAACTGGTGTGAAACTGCTAGGAACCCCATATGTATCATAGACGTTGGCATTTGTAGCCACATTGGTTAATGCTGAAGGTGCATTAACAATATAGAAAAACTGTGTTGAACTAGTCCGCAAATCTGCATCGGTTACAGTTACGGTCACAGCGTCAAAGGTCAACATAGAAGTTATACCTTTGCCACTGATCAGTGATGTTGATGTATTAAATGCTAGGTTAGCCTGTAGTTGGGGATTTATGCTATATGAATAAGGAACTCTACCTCCAGATGCTATGGCACTAACAAATGGAGTGATAGTCCTATTTTGTGTAAATTCTACAGAGCTTGTAGTTGCAGTGATGACCAAAGGAGGATCAATCACTATAAGATTAAAGTCTTTGAAACTGGTTTGCCCTTGGCTGTCAGAAGCAGTAATCCTATATATTGAATTGACTAACTGAGTAGCTACGCCTGATAATCTACCGTTTACGGTACTGAAACTAAGTCCGGTTGGTAAAGGAGGACTTGGCTGAATAGAAAATGAAATGGTACCATAACCTCCAGAAGCACTAACAGGGCTAATGCTGGCATTGGTCACACCTCTTATCAAGGTAGCTGTTGAAATATCTAAGTTAGTTGATAACGCTGGAACCGCACTTACTATTATTGTAGTGGTATTAGAAGCTGTGCTCGATGCGTCATCTGTAATGGTAATTGTAAATGTTGTGGTATTGGCAGCGTTTGGTGATCCAGATATCTGTCCTGTAGCAGCATTAAATGTGAGTCCGTTGGTTGCTGTTAAATCAGGATCAATACTATAAACAAAAGGTGCTATTCCTCCTACAGCCTGTACAGGTATATAGGCAGTAATTGGCACACCATTGAAAAAGCTTCTAGAAGCTATAAGTCTATTCGCGGACAGTGCGGGAGGTAAAACCTCTATACTGATAAAATCAAGTGTAGACTGTTCTGCTTGATCCTCAATGCCTATGGCAAAACTCAAAGGATCACTAGATCTTGTATAGTCTGTTGCTAATCCAGAAATAATACCTGTGGCAGGATCGAATATAAGCCCGCTTTTCAAACCTGGATTTATACTATAACTTATACTTCCAAATCCTCCCGATGCTGCCACAGGTTGGAATGGGGTAAAGGCCACTCCCTGTGTGAGTTGCGTTGTAGATGAATTAACAGTAGAGGTAAGTAATGGAGGATTTACAATATTTAGAACAAATCCCCCTGTACTTACTTGCTGAAAATCATCAGTCACCGTGATAGCATAAAATGTATTGGGCAGTGTGAAAGTGGGTTTACCTGCTATTTGCCCTGTAGGTGCTAGGAAATTAAGTCCTGGTGTTATCAGTCCTGGTGATAGACTATAGGTATAGGGTGTTTTTCCTCCTGTCACTGTGATAGGTGTAATGGCTATACTGACATTCTTTGTAAGTGTAATATTGGCTGACGGAACAGTTACCACTAATGGAGGAGGAGGAGGTTCAGATTTGACAAAAAGATCAAAGGTAGTAGATGTAGTTTGATTTACTGTATCATTTATAGAAATCGTAAAACTATTTGTAGAAAGTGCAACTGTGGCTGTACCTGAAATTTGCCCTGTGCTAGTGTTAAATGTTAATGCACCAGGAAGTTGAGATCCTATAGAAAAAGTTTTTGTTCCATGACCGCCTGAAGCTGTCACTGGTGTAAAAGGTGAAAACGATTGATTTTGATCCAATAGTTTATAAGGAATAATTTTATTGGCCACTAATGGGATAAAATTCACAGATAAGGTAAATGTGCCAGTGCCCTGTCTATTCAAGAAATCCGTTATAGTAACTGTGTAACTGCTCTGTGTGCTGGTTGTAGTAGGCGTGCCATTTATGGCCCCAGTGGATGTGTTATAGGTTAGGCCAACCGGCAAACTCGTAGATATAGCATAGGTCAAAGTTCCGTAACCACTTGACCCTTGTACAGGTATAGTAGAACTTACTGCTGTTAAATAGGAGAATGTGAGACTAGGATTAGAGACAGTAACAATAATAGCAGGGGGTGGTAAAACTTCTATGAAAATATTTTTGTACTGTGTCTGTGGTGCTTGGTCTGTTACGTCTATTTGATAAAGTTGGTTTATAGAATCAACTGTGGGGGTTCCGCTTATCTGTCCAGTTGACGTATTAAAATTTAATCCTGTAGGCGGGCCAGGCGTGATTGCAAATGTCTTAGTGCCAAATCCTCCACTGGCAATAACTGGCACAAACGGAGTAACTGCTTGAAATTGCTGAAGAGTTGTACTAGGATTGATTATAGTAAGAACTAATGCAGCGGCATTTACAGTTATTGTAAACTGCTGAGAACTTGTCTGTCCTGCTTCATCTGTTACAATGACAGTTATACTCGTAGGTCCCGTAACAGTAGAAGCTGCGCCGTAGATCAATCCATTAAGGAAAAACATGCCTGTAGGCAAAGTACCTGTATAGGAGTAGGTAACTATTCCATATCCACCTGTGTGGCTTACTGGAGTAAAACTTACAGGATCTGATTGATTAAAAACGAAGGTAGCCTGCGTAAGAGTACTGGTAAGTGCAGGCAAGGCATTGATGGTAAGATTAAAACTTCGAGAAGCAGTCTGTGCTGTAGGTAATAACTGATCTGATATTGATATAGTTATCAGTGTAGACGTAGTGGCGCTAGGTGTTCCTGTAATAAAACCAGTTGACGGATCTAGGCTCAGGCCAGCTGGTAAAGCTGTAACGGCTGTGTAGCTGACAGTTCCGTAACCACCTACAGCTACGACAGGTTTAAATGGTGCAGCAGTTATACCGGCATATATTGGATTAACAGTGCCAGCATTGGCTAATAATGGAATAGGATTTATTCTAAGATCAAATACACCGTTGGCCGATTGTCCAGGTATAGCACTGTTAACAGTTATAGTATATACATCATAGGCTGCGATATCTGTTGCGGCACCTGTTATGCGTCCGTTGAAAGTATCTAAAGAAAGTCCAGTAGGTAAAGGTTTGTCTATACTATAACGTAATGGCGCAGTACCTCCTACCCCAACTACAGGGATAAATGTTGTGGCCATTGTCTGGCCGATTAAAAATGTATTAGTAGGGAAATTTACCAGTGCAGACAGCGGAGGCGGTTCATTGATGGTAACTGTAATAGTCTGTGAAACACTGGCCGCAGCATTATCTGTAACAAAAATAACATAATTTGAAGATGTTGAGCTAGATGGTATACCGGTAATACTACCTGTGCTAGGATTAAAAGTTAATCCAGTAGCAGCTGAAAAACTAGCGGCCCCGGATATAGCAGGAGTTATACTAAAGGTATAAGGAGTTTGGCCACCAGAAGCTGAAACAGGTGTAGATGTTGTAATGGCAATCGCTCTTACACCAGTGACCGTAGCAGAATTCAGTGTAGATACCAGAGGGGCCCCACCTGAAGCTACAGCTAGGGTAAAAGATTTACTGGTTGTTTGACCTGGTACTTTGCCGTCTGTAAAAGTCACCACATAGCTAGTAGCAGGACTAGGTGCGGTAGCAGTACCATAGATAAAAAACTCTGCAGAATTATACCAATATAGAACACTGCTGGCATCGGGAACAGTTTTCATACCAGCATCAGTAATAGTTACTGTGTCTGTAGTACTCCAATTTACTTGCCCTGGGGGATTTGTGCCACCGCTGGCCGAGGGATTGGCATTATATCTTAATTGTATAGTTGTGGCTGTAACTGCTGTACATTCCCATATACCGTTGTAGCTGACCTTGGTTTGCCCGCGTAGCGCATAGTAACTGCCTACTGTGGGAGCATCTCCAAATTGACTAGCGATTGTAAATGTAGCACGCCAGTCTGTGCCTGATCCTGTTATAGTTGGCGCAGTAGATGTTACTGTTATATTAACTTTTGAAGTGCTATAATTAAGTCCTGATGGTAAATTTGGACTTATTGATACTGATAACGGTCCTGTACCTCCATAAGCGCTGACTGGGCTACCTTTGAATGCAGTTCCAGGTGTAAGTGTAAGAGTCGTATTGTTGACAGTTCCAGAAATTGTTGGAGCTGTTACACCACTGGTAATACCAGGAAAGGGATCGCCTCCATTGGCGCTAAGGGTTTGTCCCAGCAGAGGTTTACTTCTATCAAATGCTGAAGCTAAAATTTTACCCGCACTTAATCCAGAGCCTAATTGTCCTATCTTGGTCTGAGCACTTTGATTGATATAGATATCTTGACCGCCAAAGTAACGATCAGCAGCAGCTATAGTTGCATTTGTAGAACTAGGAGCAGGTTGAACAGCAGGATTAGGATAGTAGTATATTGTCATAGAATCTAATATTTACCCTATGTGCTTTTAGCCCAGTATTGAGAACAAATCTAGATATCCAAGTCCGGTGTCGTAACAGACAAACAAGACCTGTGATTGATCATCGTAGTACATATCTCCAGGTTTCATATCTGCTGTGGTAAGTCCGTTATTAGCATCTGCATTTGTATACATTCTAGAACCTGCAGATATCTGTTTATATGGAATATTTGCAAGATTTGTTGCCTGTAGAGCCAAATCATCTATGAAAGTTATGGATCCACCAGCACCTATTACCACATTGGTAAAGGTCACTGTGGCAGATGTAGCTACATCTTGTGCGATACTGATGGTGGCTGTTACTGCCTGTCCTATGCCGTCTGTTACTGTAACGCCGACACCACCTACAATACTCTTAATGTATTCACCTGGTATTCCCTGACTTCCAGTGTAGCCAAATGATCCTGTGTAGCCAAATGATCCTGCGAATCCAAATGATCCTGTATAACCTTGACTTCCTACGAATCCTTCACTTCCTGTGTAACCAATAGACCCATCATATCCAGAACCTCCGCCTCCGCCACCGCCACTACCTGTATATCCTCTCAGGCCTTCACTTCCTACGAATCCTTGAGATCCTACATGTCCTATACCCTCTGATCCAGTGTAACCGTGACTACCTGTATAACCATCGGAACCTACATAGCCTTGATCTCCCTTAGGTCCTGTAATGTTTCCAACGTCTAACCATGATGTACCGTTAGTTACCCATAAATGGCCGTCGGCTGTAACAAGATACCCAGACCATATTGGCACACTATTAGCAGCAGGTAATGATGTGTTTGTGGATACATTTCCTGTAATGGTAACACTTTGTCCTGGATCACCCTTACTACCTGTGTAACCAATATCTCCTAGACTACCTGTGTAGCCGATTGATCCCACATAACCTTCAGATCCAGTATATCCAAAACTACCAGTAAAT